ATGAATGACGATCCTCGGATCGAAGACCGTCATTCTTCTATCACTGGCAATTGCCACTTATAATAAATCCATTTCTTCTTCAAGCGCTTCCAGTTCACGCTCAAGATTGCGAAGAATCCTTTTAGTGCTCTCGATAGTTCGCATTTTGTCTTTCAATTTCCTGACATTTTCTTTCATGGATTCAGCGCGAAGTTCTTCCGCTGCAATATCCTTTGCCGATTTCTCGATTGATGTTACATTACTAGTCATTTATTTATTACCTTCATCGTTTAAGTTGATAATTTTAACACGAATACGCCATGGAAAGATGTATTTCCTTTTCCGGCGCAGCTTTGCTTTCTCAAGTTCCACTTCTTCTCGAAAACGTTCTTTCATTAATTCGGCTTCTGCGATTTTTCTAGCGGTCATACCATTCAATTCCTAGTATCAGTTTACAAAAAAATTGATGAAATCGATTTGGTCTAACCTTAGTTTGAAAGTTAATATCACTAAGCCTCCAAAATCCAACATATTCAGGTGCGTCCAGAAGTCTAATTTCTTGATCTTTATTATTCATTTGTTTTTCATTTTTTGGCATATACTTTTGATTAGTTATAAATATTAATATTCTAATAATACATTAAAAATAAATGTCGATCAATACTATTTACAATTTTAAAGCAGCGGTTAACGATTATGCGCGACCAAATAGATATGCTGTTTCTCTTCCAATTAAAATTGTGGATTGGGATAAATTAAAAGACCCTAGAAAGGTAGCGCTTAATTGTAATTCGGTTACTTGGCCAGCGCGTAATATTGGAACGATTGATGATCGTATCACTGGTCCTTTAGTTAAAGTTCCATATGATCGAATTTATCAACCTGTTACCATGTCATTTTATTTAGATGCCGAAATGCGCGAATGGGAAGTATTTAATACATGGATGAACAATATTACAGAAAAACAAATTGATTCGAGAAATTCAGATGATATTCAAGATGGTATACCACCTCAAATTATTAAATCAAAATATATGGAATATTATTCTCGTTTCACAACCGATATCGAAATTGCTCAAGTAGATATGGTAGGTAAAAAAACTCGAATCGTGACATTGAAAGAAGCTTATCCTATATCAATCAGTGAAATTGGAATGGCATATGAATCATCGGATACTATATCAACATTCAATGTTTCTTTGACGTATAAATACTTTGAGTCTAGAGAAGGATTATTCAATTTGTCTACGGCATTTGAGAGCCTACCTAGTGAACTTTTTGGATTCGTTAAGAATTCGTTGGGCATACATGGAAATACCCAATATGATGATTTAATTACCCGCAAATTAATTGCCGGAGCATCGTCAATCAACAAGGAAGGTACATCACAATCAAGAATTAATTAAGGATTTCAAATGACATTACCGACATTATCAGTAACGAAATATAAAACAACTCTACCATCTTCTAATGAGAAAATAGAGTATCGACCATTTCTTGTGAAAGAAGAAAAGATATTCCTACTGGCTATCGAATCTGGATCAACTGAAGATATGATTCAGGCCATTAAAAACGTTATTGAAAACTGTACGTTTGGATTGTTGAATGTGAATGATTTACCTGTGGTTGACGTTGAGTGGTTATTCCTTGAATTAAGAAAAAAATCCAAAGGTGAAACCGTCGATCTTGTTCGAAAGTGTCCTAAATGTGATGCAACTTCTGAAATGAATATTAATCTGGATGATGTCAAAATATCTGGCAAAATGCCTGAGAATAAAATTATGATAGAAGGTGACATCGGAATCATTTTAAACTATCCATCATTCAGGACCGTCGAATCGTTGTCCGAAGATATGACAGTTAATGATCAATTCAAAATGATTCGAGATTCTATCGATTGTATTTTCACTGAAGATGAAGTATTTAAATCGGAAGATAGTAGTGAAGAAGCTTTAGATGAATTCATGGAATCCATCTCTGAAGATAAATTTAAAGAAATTGATAATTTTTTCAAAAAGATGCCTAGTTTGGTATGGAATAAAAAGATCAAATGTCCAGCTTGTAAGGATGAATCAACTGTTAAACTGAGTGGCTTGAAATCTTTTTTAGCATTGGACTAGCCGAAGAAAATCTTCAATCTTATTTTCAATTGAATTCTCAGCTAGTCAATGACCACACATACACTTTAACAGAAATTGAAAATATGGTTCCGTGGGAGCGGGATATATACGTAAGCCTACTTATTAAACGTCTACAGGACGAAAGGGAAAAAGCCAATGGCCAATAACGATGATGGAATAAGACAAGCAGCAGAGCGCGTAGGTGCGTCTGAGCGATCTTATCGTAAACGTTTGGAGCAAGATGAGAAGAATCGATTAGCTGAAATCGAAAAGAATCGAAATGATTCATCTGATGAGACATCCATGAAAATTCGCGATGAATTAATAACGCTGAATAGAGGCGTATCTTCATCGACCAAATCTGAATTAGTCTATCGCAAAAAGCAATTAAGAATCCTTGAGAAATCTCTGTCAGCCATTGAGGATGACAAAGAACGTGCAGAAATGACAGCTTTAGTTGCGGAAACTAAAAAGGGTATCAGCCAAAATAATACCTTCACTAAAGGTTTAACTGAAAAATTAACGAAACACATCGACTCGATCACTGGTGTTATTGTCGGTGTGGTTGCAGATTCTCCACTTTTGGCAGCAGTAACAGCGGGTGGAATTGGTAAGTTAAAAGAAGGATTAGAAAATCGATCAGCCGAAAAATCACAATTAGCAGATTTTGCACAAGGCGTGCGCGAAGAAATCGAAAAGAAATTAGACCGTCCAGAAAAATCCGAAAAAGAAGACATGGAGACACGTCGAGAAAATTTAGTTGCAGCCGCAAAACAACAAGATTCATCTGATGCATTAGTTGATCATGTTGAAGAATCGGTTATGTGGCTAGAATTAATTCACGATCTGATGAAAAAAGATGGTGGTGGAATTACGGGTGCTGATTTGGCTATGGCTTCAGCGGGTGGTGAAGCATTAAAGGGTGGAGCTAGAGCGGCGGCATCTTCATTACCTGTTAAATTATTTAAAGGTTTATTGAAAGGTGGTGTAATAACCGCATTGATCGGTTCACTGTTTGGTGGTATTGATGATGCATTGAAGGAATATGCTAAATCTGGCAATATGGGTAATGCGATAAGTCATTTCCTAGGTGGTGTGCTCGAATTTATTTCCTTTGGTATGCTCGATGCTAAAACTGTTGGTGATAAGGTCGCACCTTTAATGAATGGTTTATTAGATGTATTAATGACTCCATTTAGAACTTTATCAACATTGTTTAAATTGTTAACTGGTCAAATTGGTTTTTCTGAATTCGAACATAAAATATCTGATGGGGCGAAAACTTTCATTGAAGGATTCGGTAAAATTTTTGATGTGATTAAAAATGCAGCAGCATCATTTTCTGACATGATGGGTTTAACCGATTGGTTGTCATCTATGAATGAATCGATCACAAAAATCACCGGATTTAATATTAAAGAAGAAACCGTTGATGCAATAAACAAAATACCAGTCATAATAAAAGGTATGATTGATGATGTTGTTGGTGTATTTAGCAAAATTGTTTCTGAAATTGACGGATGGATCACATCGGCTTTTGATAGTGCTAAACGTGAATTCGATGATAAGGTTAACAGCATCAAACAAATGTTCTTTGGATTTTTTGATACTATTGGTAGTGGAGCTAAGACTTTCCTAAAAATGATGGGAATTGAAATCCCAGATATTAAATCATTTAAAACGGATGTGATGGGAGATTACAAACTGATGGTTCCGGATAAATCTGCGACTGTTGAAAAACTAAAACAGGAATCAGCATTTAATCGATTATTGATGAATAAACCTTCATCCGAACCAGCTTCAATTCAATCTATGTCTAATGCTAATATGAATGTTGATAATAGTAAAACTTTTAATTCGTCTGGAATATATACTAGGGGTCCAACTCCATCAAAAACTCAGTAATGATGGAGTTGGTTTGTTACTTAACTTATTGACTAATCGTCATCGTCATCGGCAAGACCTTCGAAAAATGACAAGCTGTCTTTATCATCAGTCGAATCGACCAGTGTGCCTGTAGGTAATTCCACCGCTGAACCATCTGACTGATCAACGGATTTTGACACATCACTAGCACGCGCACTGTTTTCATTAGATGCTGGTAATGAACTTTCTACACCGAGAACCTTATCTAGACGTTGTTTAATATCGTCGTAGGATTGGAATCTTTCATCGGCAATAAATTCATTAAGATCATACATGTCATTGTAGATTTTTTCCATGACAGTATCATCATCAGAAATAGCACTAGGCTCCTTATCAAAATAGGATTGACTGTAATCAGTCTGACCATCTTCCTTTTTAATGATCCATGTAAAATCCGCACCTTCCCACATATCAAAAACATTGATCGGTGTTTCATCGTCGAAGTCTGGCTGTAATGCATTCTTGATTTTAGCATTAATTTTTGTACCATACTTCATTAAGAAAACTTTACCTTCCTTTTCAGGATTGGCAGAATCTTTAATAACCATAATATTCGAATAGAAAGATAATTTACGCTTTCGATTACGAACGGTTTTGATTACGTCTTCTGGACATGAATCGAATTTGCCACCATGTTCGTCAACCAGTTTAGAATTGATTTCACATACTGGACACGGTTTACCGATGGTAGTTGGACATTCAGTGACTAACCAGCCACCCTGACCCTTAAATCCATGGTTGTATGTTTTGACGCGGGGAAGATCAGTTTCCTTTTCGGGAAGAAAACGAATGACGACTTTTGCATTGCCATCTTTATCACGGACCGGATAATAGATTCTTTCGTCTTGTTGGTATTTACCTTTATCATCCTTTTCTAGACGATCTGCGAGTTGGGTTCTACCCATTCTGTTCTTTTTTAAATCTTTAAAACTTGGCATTATTAGCCTCCAAAATATTTTTAAACGTTTACATGACCTGCATGTAGTAGTATTTATACGAACTGATTTTTCAGTATTTCCTTAAATTTATTCATGTCATATTTAAGAAAATAATCGTATTTGGTGCAAATCATGCACCATTTTTCCCATAGTAAATCATCGTATAATTTTTTAGTAAACAGATTAAAATAATTTTGAATACTATTCATAATAACAAATGTTTCAATCGTAATCATATCACTCAGTAAAAATCGAAATATGATCGGATGATTGTTATTTATATCAAACAAAGAAATAAATTTCAAATTCCTGTCTGATAAAAATTCTTTAATATTTTTCATATCCTCGGTGAATGTGTAGGATAAAGATTCTACCCGACCTTTCCACTTCAGATAAACATCATAACCTTCTCTATATGATATTTCTCCAATCCAAATATCATTGTTGCGAATAAAGTTAGCAACAAAAAAAGGAACTATTTCAGAAGATGGTAATTTGTTTGCGATAAATTCGAAAAATGGTTTATCTCTTCTTCTATCCCAGTTATAATATTTGGTTTTGCCATATTTGAGAAAATTAAAACTTTCTGAATTAAAATGTGCCTTTAATGCACAATAATTCTGGTATGTTTCTTCTCCGGTCATATTGGCAATTTAGATTCCACCTTAATTAAATTTGATGTAATGCTTTCCTGTTCCAGTTTTTCCATTACATCGGTTGATAAAAGTTCGCGAACATCTTTCAGTTCAATACCGAAATGGTCAGCAGTTTTTATAATTCCAGAAATCCAACTGTCGCGATCCTCATCCATAAATTTCACTACAGTGTTCGAGAATGTTATACCGTCAACAGCCATCATAATAAGAGCGAGGGATTACCCCTCACTCTCCTGAAACAATGTTTCAAACAATGTTGCGAAATCTTCAGACTCGGTTCTCTGAGCCTCAAAATTTTGCTTGTGAAAAACATTTGCACACTTTTTGACATATTTTGGTGGAATTTCGGATTCCATTTTAACAGTCTCAAGTATGTCTTTGATGCTTTGACGTGCAGCATCCATTCGACACAATTCCACTTCAATTTCTTTGACATACCCTTTCAGCTTTCTACGGCTTTCGGGATCGGAAGGAATAATGATTGAATTCGTCATTAGAGAACAATTCCCATTTCACGACGAATTTCTGCATAACGATTAACAACTGACTTTCGATTGTAACCAGTTTTCGCGACAATCTGATCGATTGTTGGGGGAGTTTTCCGAGTACCCATATAATTAATGATACCGGAGCGAACAGACATCGCGCTATATTTATTTTGTTTTGACATATTTAATTTCCTATATATTTAAAAAATACTCTTTTGAGTGGATGGGATTATATTTGCATTAAAATTAAAATGCAAATTATTGGGTCAATATAATATTATTATTTGGAATTATTATATTTGAATCGTTCGATGCTTCCTGATCTTGAAAGAATCGCTTGTGATATTCACCCACGATACCTTCATCTACTTCAGATGGTTTAAATAATAAATCCGCTGAATTGATATTAAATACGCGTTCGTTCGCAAACATACACCACACAACAAATGATAATTGCTGGTGATCTTGTGGATTCATATAAATGGTTACAGGTTCGATTATATTGTAGATATTACCATTACCGTCATCTGTTACATTATGAACACATGCGATTATTTCTTCACCACTTTTAAATTTAAAGTGGCGTACTACGAATTCTTGTTCTGACATTTAATTATTTCTCTAAAAATTGATTTGAATAAACATTATATCTAGTGTTTAAATTATACACAAATTATTGTGAATAATTATTTATCAAATAATCAGAGAATTTTAATTTACGCCATGTTTATTAATATGCTTCGACCAATATAAAAGAGCGGCGTCGATTGAATCTCTTTCATATTCCCGACTGATCAACATTACGCGAAGATCATCAACTTTTTGAACCTGATATTCTTTAGCGAGGTTGACCGCTGCGCGTAATGTGTTAAAGGTTGAATCATCCATCAAGGTATGATGCTTTTGTTGGACGCTTAAAGAAACCGAAATAATCATCCGTATCAGATCGAGTCAAAGCAGCATCAAATTTCACTCGCTTACCTTTCATCTCATCAAGTGAACCGTCCAAAGAACGTGGAATAGTTCCCCAAACATTAAAACCTCGATCATCCTTGACTGTCATGACATAACGAACACCAAAATCATTTTCTTTAGTGTTAACATTCACGATTGTACCTTCAATGGTCGCACGCGTGCCGTTAGGACATTCTTCTTTATCCGGCATGACAAGTTCATTGGTTTCTAAGTAGAATTCAGCGAATTCCGCAAATCGTTTCGCGTGATGTGATAGAGAATCTTTGTTCTCAACAAACCACAACAATTTCTCAGGATCAGTTTTAGCAAATTCAGGAATTGTTTTGCCGTCGAATTTCCATGGACTTTTAATCCATCGATCACGATTGCGTTCGAAGGCTGTAATATTGAAGAATTTGGCTTCTGATACCCTTTCGGCCAGTACATCTTCAGGTGATCGGTGCGTAATCACACCCAATTCAAATTTCTCACCAACATAAAATTTAGCATCAGGACCAACCATTGCAGTCGCTTTACTAACAGCAGTTTCCCAATCGTTCGACAAGGATGCAACATGATGATCACGATCAACTACATACGAACCGTTGCGAGAATACATAGTCTCTTTGAAGGCATGACGCAATGTGTAGAGCTTATTCAGTCTACCGGATGAAATGTAAAATCTTTCGTTGAACATAATTAATGCCTCTTTTTAATCTATATAATCATTATATTGATTTAGATATAAATTGCAAGTATTAATTCGTTTTATTTTTAATTCGTTTATTGGCTAAATTGAGAGCATCAAGAGAAGCTTTGATATCTTCTAATATATGTGCCTCGTATTCACCGAATTTATCCAGAAATTTCCAATAGATGTCCACATCATTTTGGAGACCTATTAGAATATATTCAATACATCGATTAAAGGAATGGTCATCCATGACATCGTGATATTTGTGCATATGCTGCACCATTTCATGATCCATGACTATGAAAGAGACGTTCTACGCATGGTGGCATATCCTGCTCGATTGACAGTAGCTCTTTCAGATTCTTTTGAAAGACGCACTATTCCACCATAATCGACATTTAAAAATTCCCATCCGTTGTCATTAACCAAATCTTTGACTTTCGATGCCTGTATAGATGTCATTGTGTCATATGCTCTTTCTAAATATTCAGTATTCATAATATAAACTCCATGTTTTATATTATGATTATACTGATATGATTATAATTGTCAATACCAAATATCGAATTCGGTTTCTATTAATCCACCTTTCGCGAGTAACCGAGTATTCATTAATATTGTGCCTAATAAATTCTTACCAATTTTGGATTTACATTTTTCACAATAACAGTCACCCCACAAATTGTCGTGCCATGTATTACCCTCAACCAGCCATTCATCGCCAGTTTCGATTAATAATTTTGACAGATTTTCATTTTGAGCGAATTTTAAACCAACAATTCGAACCATTAATAAAAATTTGTCAGTTTCCCATGTATCCCGTTTTGTGACACATTGACCCTTACGTTTTGCGACACCCGGTTTCGGATTAGAGAGAATATCGGTAATCTCATCTACATTTAAGGTTTTAGCTGCCTGATATAAATGCTCGGAAGTTGGCCAAACAACACCCTCATATTCGATAGGTGCGGGAAAAAAATTACTCAGGAAATGGTATTGCCCATCAAACGAATTAATCATAAATTAACCTCATAATAATGGGCAATATTATACACATTTAATTATATTAATCCATATCTAATTCTTCACATGCCATGTCGTAACCTTCCCAATTATCAACACCAGCCGCCTGAAGACGATTCAGGAAATCTCTATCTTCTTTTAATGAGATATATTCGGACATTGGAATAGTGACTAATTCCCCAGCAGGATCGAGTAGTTGTGGAAGGCTTTCAAATCCTGAACTAAGATCGACCTTTCCATCGTTTGAATATGTTGGTGATGCCATGTTACATTTCCTCTATGGTTTCTAGTGTATCAGCTTTATCTTTATCATCTCGAATTTCAACAAAGATAGGTAAGTAAAGACTTTTAGACGTTCTTTTACCTTCAGTTTCAATTACTTCATTGAAATTCACCGTAACAATTTTATCCTTTAAATTGCTCGTAAAATATAAATCACGCTGTTCATCTGAAAAACCGCTTCCAACGCGCACAAGTAATTTTCCATCTTCTGATTTGCACATGAAAGCGCCCAACTTTCCCTCGTATTTACCGACACCTTCAACAATTTCAGAAATACGCAGATCACAATCCTTCTCAACTTTCATTTTGATGTGAGTTTTTAACCTTTTGGGTTCCCAGATACTGTCTTGATTTTTAATCACAGCACCTTCATAACCACGTTCAATCATCTCTAGATAAAATTGTTGTGCTTGATATTCAGAATCGACAATACGAGTTTCTGCTACACGTAGTTTCGGGAATCCTTTCACAACATTCAACATATCCAAACGTTTCGCATACGGAACATTGAATTTTCTCTCTAGATATTTATCTTGAGGTATAACATCCCATATAACAAAAATGAATTTATCAAATTCTTCTTCTGAGACTGTTCCCTTAATTGATTTTGTGAACAGGCCATTAGATGCTCTTCGTTTCAGATATCCATCACCCTTTTTATTCAGTGCGATTAGCTCACCATCTAACACAAAATCACCAGTAAATGATTTTCTTAGCTCCAGAATCTGATTTTCCAAATCACCATATGTCGTTAATACATTTCCATTTCCACTACGGAGTATGACAGATTCTTTATCAACAAATGCCAGACATCGCGCACCATCCACCTTTTCCTGAATAATTGCGGGATATTTAATACTTTCCATGTTCTTTTTCGTGAACGATCTAGCCTTAGCAACAGTAAATTCCGGAATTAAATCTGGATGTGCTTTGTTGATCGATTTAGCCGAAACGCCAGCCGATAACGAACGTCCGAAAATAAGTTTACCGACTTCCTTTTCGCGACCCGGTAGAAAATCAAAATATTGATCAACCATTCGAAGTGCCTCGTGACCTGTTACACTTCGATTATTAAGAACATTCAATAGTTGAAAGAATTTGTTCCAATAATTTTCCAGATTAAAACGATTGTTTTCATCCATTTCTGGAAGTTCACGAATATAATATTGCTTGAATGGATTGTACATGTATTCAAGAATCGATTTGAAATGTGGTACGCGAATTATTGCCTCTTCCAGTATTTCAATTTTTTTATTGGTCGAAGGTGTTTCACGTAAAAGATCAACAACTTCATATGCTCGTGTTTTTCGGTTGAAATTATATGACATTAAAATTCCTCAATGTAGTCAAGTAAGATTTTCATTCGATTATTTATAAAATAATCCATGATAGCCCTAGGGTTTGCATTTGGGTTTGGTCCAACATTAAATTGATCCATAATGGCTTTGGATATGTGATCTGGAATACACCTCAGATCAATTAATTTTGTGTTTAACGCATACCTATTTAGTTGCTCTTCAGTCAGAAATTCTGAAGGTTCCTGATATAACCATTCATCAAGTTTTTTCTGATAAACGGATTTTTGACGGATTTTATCCGCAAATGAGTTTTCAACTGAGAGAACATTAGGTATATCATCACCAGAATCCCCGCGTATAATTTGTTCTTTTAAAAATAACGCTGGATCACTAGCCTTCAGATATTCTTTTTTTGTCGGTGAAAATTGTGTGAAATTGGGATAGATTCCTAATTGCTTAAAATCTTTATCTGTGGAAATGACAATAGATTTTTCTTTGGTATTTTGGATAATAGTTCCAATGATGTCATCACCTTCGGCACCATCAACTTCGATTACGGAATAAGGAAAATGTTCCGATAAAGCCTTTTGGACTTCATTCATAATTGCATACAACTTTTCGAAATCAACTTCATCATCCTTATCTTTCGCTGCATGTCTTCGAATTTTGTAATGTGGAAAAATACCCTTTCTCCACGATGTGCGGGAATCAACTGCAATTACCATTGTTGACCCATATTCATTATGAAATTTTTTCTTGTATCCTCTAATCGAATTTAACAACATGTGTTTAAATAAATCCGGTTCGAATTTACCTTCCAGTTCCGCATGAAAATTAGCCATAGCTATTTGGCTATAATCAATAATAATCATTTTAATATTATTCCAGATATAAAAAAACGCATAATAACTTTTAAATTATTATGCGTCAAATTATCTGGCACCCCTGAAAGGATTCGAACCTTCAACCAATGGATTAGAAATCCACTGCTCTATCCAATTGAGCTACAGGGATAAGAACATTAATATCCGTTAGTGGTCAACCACGCTTCGAAAAAGTACAATACGAAAACGGTAAAAACTAATAATTCGTTTTTATAGTGAGTTAGCATATTCCAACTCCATGACATAATCATCACTGGAAAGCCTGTTATCTTTTGAATTCTCGACATATTTCATCATCGATTCTTCATCAGTGAAGGATTTTCTGAGCGCGACAAAACCATCTTTGAGTAATACTAAAACAACATTTTTCACTTTTATATCTCCGTTTCATTAAGTAACGGATACAGTATATCAGATCAAATATAAATGTGTCAAATATTTTCTTTAATTAACATTGCGGTGTGTTCTTCAAAAATCGCAAGTCTTTTTTCACCTTCGGCAATTAATTCTCGACCTGTTTTACTAGGTGGAATTAACACACTATCACCAATTTTAATTTCCTCAACATCAGGACCGATACCAACAACCACACCAAATTTGTCAACATCTTCTAGAGATTGTTCGATGTGTATAATATCAGATGAATTTTGAAATACTAATTCACATAAAACACAACTACCCAATAATTTATATTTGACCATAAAAATTAAACCTTCGTTTTTTGTTTATCCAAGCGTAAAGCCGCACTTCTCGGACCGCATGAATATTTGCGCATTGCTGCACGAATTTCTTTTCGCGAATATTCCGAATCAGTATTTTCACTTATTACTTCAACAGATGCAAATTCTTCTGCATGTTCTTCGACCGCACGAGTTTCTTCAACTACTTCGCCTAATACTTCAGCCGTATTTTCAACAACTTCTTCTTTATTTTTTGCTTTATTTTTCTTTGCCATGATTTTTCCTTTAAAATTATTTTCTGTAAATACTGCCTAATTGGATATGTGGTGAATCTAAAAAATCTCGCCACAATGCACCCACTTCGATTTGAACACCTAATTCAATTGCAGCCGTAAAGAATGCTTGAATTACTTTCCTGAAGTATTTATGCTCCCATGTAGTTGAACCATTCACTAATGTGTAAATATCAACTGCATGGCTAAAATCGTCATCTTGAGGTAGGTGTAAACTGTCCATTGTGGTTGATTTACCATCCGCCACATATTGTTTCTGAGTTTCTATATTCCGTACACCTTCAGAGACTCCAAAATCGTAAGGAGACAATTGAATTGCACGCATGGTAACTTTGACTAGATCAGGATGAACACCCTCTAAACGGGATATAGAACGGTTACTGAGATGGTACATAATAATATCAATGTTGTTAATAACATTAATATTTATGCTTTCGTTACATCCCCGTATAATTCGAAGATACGTCTCATATTTTTGGATGTTATACCTTCGTGACAATCTGTACGCACGAATTTATCCTTTTGATAATCCAACATATCTGAATCATCATCTAAAATAATATATGGATCATCTATTGCGTCATGATCCAGTAACCATTTTTCAATTTCATATCCCCTGAATTGATTTTTAGAGATGACAATATCATCAGTTTTCCAATCTTTATGGATGGCGTTTGCTAATTGACCGTAACCGGCGGATGCAAATAACACATAAAAATATTCGCGATTTTTCCCATGACGCCATGTGGAAGATATAATTATTTTTGTTTCTGGAAATTCAATGCAGATTCGATTTAAAAATTGCATACTAGTCTGATCAAAAGCAGACATCCAACAACCACGTTGTCCAGACGCAATACAAGCACGCATAGTGCAGATAACTCCATCAATATCTAGGAATATATTCATTTTTTGGATTTCTTTCGTGAATCGACACCAGCCGCCCACGCTGCATGACCAATCGAATTACGTTCCGCTGTGTACCACAATGGATACCCCTCGCGACCTCTATCGAAAAAAATGAATAGCTTATTACGCTTTGTTGGAGGTCTTTTCAATGAACGTCTATATGCAGCTTCCAAACGCGCATCTTTAAATCTGGGTTTATCGTCTTTCATTAGTAATCAATCGCCGTCATCGTTTTAACATAGAAATCTACTGATTCATCTATGCTGTTTAAATAGATATCCAAACATTTCCTGATTATGGTAACCGTGACACCATTTTTAAATGTCACGGCATATTCGTCATAATCAGGAACTGTTTTCATTTTAGTGACCGTATCCAGCACCAGTTTCATATTTTGGCTTTCCATCCCAAAGACTCGCGGAACTGAAAGAATTCATTCTGATGTAATTACCTTCACCGATTCTTTTGACCATACCTTCATCGTCGTTAGAATAACTACCCGGCACCGCAACAACTTCAGTATATGAACCACCACCATCTCTTGACTTGCCGATTGATTTAATCAGAACTGACTTTTTACCAACCATCTTCACAACTTCGTAAAAATCAACATTAGTCTGTTCATATCCCCACGAATCATAAAAAATACTTCCGACTTTCACGTCATGGGTAAATGCTTTTTTCGCAGCCTTTCGTTCAGCTTTATAGGCAGCATTTCGTTCAGCACTTGCGATGTATTCTGCAATGTGCAGATCACGTCTTTCGGTTGAATGGAATCGATAATTAAAATCGGGTGCTGATCGTTTGCCACCAAAACCCATCGCGGATTTTTCACCAGTGATGTAGATGACAACGTTCAAATCTTCACGCTCGATCTTTTCATCATACGTGGAGGGAGTGTAAAATTCTCTGGTCATTGTTCGTCTCATGATTTTCTCTCACTCAATTAACTATACAACCATTATATCTATTTACATATAAATTACAAGCATTATTTTAAATTAAATTGCGTCATTCCATCCCTGTTGATCAAACTGTTATCACGTTAGCTCCAAAGGACTTCAGGAATGACATTTTATGGAATCTTCACAAAGTGCCATAATATTATATTATTCAAGTTTAATAATATCTCCGGCTCTAATCTGGTACTTTAAAAATAATTTCTAGACTTGACTCTATACTTTAATTTTCATTTTCCCTTCGAGTGATCAACTCACAGATTTCTTAACTCTTTCATTCTTTGCTTTCTCGACATACTCCATCGAGATTTTTTTGATTGTACATTAATTAAATTGGTGCGTCTACGTTTAATCGATTTCGAATGAAATTTAGGTTGACAATTATTCTGATAAAAATTCAACCAACAATATTTACGCTTACTTTCCCATAAATTCAAAATCCATGTGATCGGCAATCCAGTTTCATGAGCATAATGTTTAGCTCGACCAATTATCCAATTAAAATGTTTTAGATATTCGGCTTTATCACGCATAGGGCGATGACCTCTTCTACGCCTTGCTTCGGCATTCTGAACATTTCGAATATATTCCGCCTTCAACGATCTATACCCAGAACATTTATGAATTTCTTTCCAATTCTCAGCCATCACTTTCTTCCCTAACTTTTCCCGAACGAACTACTCTACTAATAACAATATGACACTTTTCGCATTCCCTTTCTTGCATAACGACTGAATCTAAACTGTAATCTCCAAATTTTCCCTTCTCCTTAGCTTCAGACGAATTAAATGGCGTTTGCCATCTACCAAATCGATGCCAGCAACCAAAATTCATAATTAACCCTTTCCATTCTCATATTGTTGTGCCAATGCGATACGAACTTCCAATTCTTCGGCATTCGACCATGTTCCACCAATTCTTCCACCAATATCTTTTTTAGATGCTAACTGATTAATCACGTTTTGTAATTTTTTCATTCGCATCTCATTTTCGTAATTCCGAGACATAAAATCAATCAATCTCGAACTATCCTTTCCATTTAATGAAAAATGAATTGGATCGTCACCATCTTCTAAATCAATATTAAAACTCGCCATTAATTAATCCTCAGTATTATTCATTTTCTTCAAAACATCCACAATCCTTGTATACTCAGCAATATCAGCTTCAGCTCTCCTTAATAACTCTTTCACACCTTCTTTCGGGTCATCGACTGATAGATATGATTGACCCGGCATTCTAGAATCAACCCAATATTTTTTCGAACATTTGCGCCTCGTATAAATCTCGATATATCCGTTATCCATTTCCAACTTGGCGGTAAAATGCCAACCCAAATTTTCCCAAATTTTCGGCTTCCAATTTGCTCCCATGAGTTTACAAAGTTCCTTGCCACGTTTTTCGGCTTCTTCTTTCGTGTAACTTGGCATTAATTATTCCTCTGGTTCTAAATAACCTGTTGCTTTGGCCATTGCTAATGATAGCGAATTTGTTAACGAATCACTTTCTTCCCAAATTCGCTTTTCGGGTATAACTACATATGGCTCCAGACCATCTAAAACCATGTTAATTGTCATCGTTTTACTTAATAGGAGAGCGCACATATACGCTTGCTCTATGTTCTCGCGAGGGTTCCAGTCATCCACATGGCAGTATTGAAGACCATCGTTAGAAAACCACCAATTGTCATACGGATAAGGTTGTTTTGGGTCTATATACATTCCCATCACATTATTCGCTAGATGCTCATTTATATCCATTTTTCTCTCACATGTTTCTCAGCTAATTTATCCAATTCCGCTGGAGACAAACCAACTCCAGTACCACCATAAGCTCGACAATCTCCAAAGTTATTCCAAGCATTAGCCGATGCAAAAATTTCTATCACAGCTTGCAACTTTTCAAGTTCATTTATACGTACATTCTTTCGTTCAATTATGTGAACAATCTCAGCCTGTAAATTCGAATTACACTCTTCAAGTTGAGCAACGTATTCGGGATTTATTTCACCAATCGTGCCACTTATATACTTATCCATCATTCACCTTTATAGTGTGTTGTTTTATCTTCTCTCCACAGCGTGAACAGCTTTCGCTAGTATTACTATATTGGTTTGTTTCTTTTCTGTGTCCATATTTATTACATACCCAAATACGCAATCTCAGCCATCTATCTTTACTCCATGTCTGAGTTTGGTATTTCATCATTCGCCTCTATAGCGTGCAATTCATAGTCACAAATATAGTCAAAATCACCCCAATATTGTCCATCCTCATCACAGTCATCCTCATCCAGTTTATGCGGTCGCTCCTGCCTGTTTACTTGCACAGTATTATGAGTAACCACACCAGCGACCACACCGGCAACTTCCTCATTCCAGCCATCATCAAGATAGTTTTGTATATATTCATGTGCGGCTTTGTCGCGATCTTCTACGTTATCAAATTCTTCATAACCGCAATTAGGATCATAAACAAAAAATCTACTCATCAATCGCACCTATGACATCTGGTTTGGTTTCCTCAATCATATGCAGATCACTGTCAACCACTTCACACCAAACAATATCTGGAGATTCGACAAGTGCAAACTGATTCCAGTAACCATTACCACTAAAATTACGTCCAAGGAAAATAAGTCTTTCGGATTGACCAATCCAGTTATAATTATTTCCGACAATCATTTTATTTTTCATTGCATAGTGCTCTAGCCTTATCCACCTTATCGAAATGAGATGAAAGTTGTTTATTGATCGAAGGAAATAGTATTCGAAAACCTTCTTCATAAGGTTTGATGTGATGCTTACCCAATTGTTTGTAATACCCTTTGAGGAAAGAATCCACACCATATACTGTCATTGCCTGTAATGCTCTAGCTTCAATTTCAGACAGGGTTAAATTAACCGTTAATTCGATTTCTAATTTGGATGAAATTGTAGCCATCAACGCACCTTTTTCAGATATTCGGGAATGACATCAATTGCTTCCCTAAGCCATTTTCTACCATAGTGATCATATGCATTTGCTTGTGCTCTAATCACCGCATCACGCAGTCTTGAAAACTCCGACATTAATTCACTATAACTGGTTTCGTATTGCGCTCTCAATTCAAACTCAGACTTATATGCTTTATCCAAAGTTTCATATAATTGTTTTTCAATCCATTCTGGACCTACTTCGGTTTGGTTTTGAATACGCCAGTTTTTCAAAGATTCCACATCAGTAACAGTTTCTTTGAAATATGGTGCATATGAATTTGAAGATTCATTCACCACAACCTGACCTTCACAGAAATTGCATTCTGATTTTGCCATTAGAGTCTTTATTTGATTGAAAGCTCCAGTTGCTGACATTGGGTTTTCATTCGGCTTCGACCACAATTCATGAACAGCCAATTCCAATCGTCGTAAATATTCTTTATCCATCACTCCCATCATTCCTTACCCATTAATTTTTGTGCTGTGATTTTCACATCAGACAAACGTTGAAGCAATATCTGAATTCGCGGTTGTCGGTGACAATTACATGAACCATTAGTTCCCATCATACCAATTCGATTTGCAATAACACATCCATGATTAGAACAACTTTTTATATCAGCATAAGAATCAAGAAATTGTTCGACCACAGATTCAAGATCAGTGTTTTTTTCAACTAATTCATTATACGCCTTTTGAAGTTTAAAAAATTCTTGGGCATAATGAAGATCGTTCAGGGGAAAGGAATTGCTCATAATATTCTACCTTCTGTTTAACTCGCTTTGAACCACAGCTAAGGTGTTAATAGCTTTGCTTCGCTGGCTTCGCATTACGTGTTTGTATTTGGATAAATCATCGATCAATTTAATCAAGCGAGTCTCTTCAGTTAAAAGATAATCGGTAGATTGAAATTTACTGTTTTTCATGTCTCTTTCCCAAGTCAAGAAATCGTGACACCAATGTCGATGCCACGATTTTCAATGTTAATCCATTCGGCTACCAGCTTCCGCCTTAACTCCAGCTTCTTTCAGAACACCAGCGAAGGCGACTGCAAAGGCGTATTTCGCATCCATGGACTGATTAAATTCACCAACCCAGATATATGCACCCGGCTTATAACCCGATTTTTTGGCATAACCTTTGTTACGCATCCAAACGGCAAATTTGCAATTGGCTGGTTTCACATCGACCCAACCAAAGCCACAAGGCCACCAATTCACTTCATCATATGCAGCAGCACCAGCTTCCATACCAGCGGCATACGCCTTTTCGTAAAGCTCTGCACATTGTTTATCTGACATTGCCATAATTATATTGTCTCCTTTTCATTGAACATACATACATTATATTCAAATTCATATAAGAGTCAAGCATTTTTTATATGAAAATATCCTAGTCCCAGATCATCACAGAAGAATTTATTTTTGTCGTGTTCTTCGTCACTCATTCGATAATATTTGTCACGGTAAAAAACATTTTTAATACCGGATTGCTTCATGTGTTTCAAACAATTATTGCAGGGAGATATCGTTGTATATAAATCAGCAGCGTCGATGGGAATGCCACATTTTGCTGCGAAGATGATTGCATTCATCTCAGCATGAATTTCGTGATTGATTGACCAGAGTCGGTGTGCATCACATCGTTCTGAAAATAGATCACCACAATTAATATATCCCGCTGGTGTGCCATTGTAACCAGTCGAAATAATTCTTTGGTCTTTAACAATAACACATCCAACCTTTAACGATACACAATTGGAAGTTTCAGCAATTTCTTGAGCAATATTCAGGAAGGAATTATGACTGATCATATTTTGAGAATAAAATAGTTAAACATGCAACATTTAACTATTTTATTAATATAATGTCAATACTAATTAAAAATAATAAAGCTTTGTTCGTAATAAAATCGAGTGCGGTTAAATGGCCTAACGATGTCTTCCAACCGACTACCATATAAATCAGGAATATTATCTATCCAAATACGATCAAATGGTTTAGCAAAATACAATTCATTCCGTAACACATTTTGAAGTGTGATCGTTAAAATATTCATTGGATATAAATTTCGATGTTTATTTTTGGGAATAATAATTAAATCATTTTCAGTAGCATTGTCACCAATGAATTTTGTATATCCAAATTTTCTACCAAAATTCATACGTACAACAGCGTATGACATCATAAAGGCCAGCGGTGACATTCTTGTCAGTTGTTCTTCTTCTTTACATACAAATGATTTCCACTGATCGTTCAACGCGATAGCAGATTTCATTATTGAAGCACAATCAATCTGTAGTTGTTCTCTCATTTAAAATATCCCTATGAGGATAAAAACGACCAGAAATATTATCATTATAAAATGCCCTATCGCCACTCGGTAAGAGAGCATATAATACATCACGTTTGAATTGTTCCGCCACTTCTCCATAAGTCCATGAAGTTTTAGAAATATGAAGTGAAATGATTTCTCTTGTGAAATTTCCTTCACCGAATTCTTCCAAATCGTTTTTAAGCGATTCACTTGATCCGTAATATTTTTTCCAATCACTTTCAACATATTTAATTCTCTTGCGTTTTTTACCTTTTAATGGAGGTAATTTTTTCTTAAATTTTAGAATCTTTTTACCGATGTACATTTTACCAGTAATATTATTAGTGATGCAATAAACGAATCCATAATATTTTTCAATATCTATTTCATTTATTTCTTCATTCTGATAAATCCAATTCTTCATGTTCGATTTCTTCTGATCCGCAAAATACACAATGGGTTATGTGATATTTAGCGTCCATTTCAGAATCGATTATAAATTCAGATATACATTCGTTACAGGCTACTCTTATTCTATTTGTCATAATGTTAATTCTCTATATTAGTGTTTTTCAAAAACTAAAAAATATGAATGAAATTTTCTTCCATGCTTTTGATTCCGATGGTTATGACCAATTATTCTATTTTTTGCTAAAAGTATGAAGATATCTTTAGAATAAAATCCAAGTTTTTCAGCTTCGTTAATAATATGAACGTGACTCAACCATTGTTTACCAGAACTAACAGTATCTTGACATTTGAATATTAATACACCATTCTTTTTAAGAATACGATAAAATTCTATTAAGCATCTATCATACCATTCCCATAAATCTTGAATATAACGAAAAGAATTAAATCTTGTGGCAATTATTCCAGTAGTTTTTTGTGTATGTCCAACTATAAATGGTGGATCAAACATAATAGAATTAACACTTTCTCCACCAATAGGTAAATTAGCTGCATCTGATGCTATCGTTTCATTTGTTTGAGGAAATAAATCGAATTTCAACGTTGGAGAGGGAATTTTTCCAGATTTATAAAAATTCCCTTTCGAAAAAGTTGGATCAATATCAATGGTTTTACTCGGAATGTGAAGATTTATTATATCTAAAATAATGTCTTCCTGATTATAATTGATTGTGGAAATTATGTTTTTTGTTGGTTCACTCATCGTCGGATTCTTCCCACGCCCAATTAATTACACAAAAATCTTCGATACAATTTTCATGTGATATTTCATTCTCCTTCCCACACTCTCGCATTTTATGAGACCATGCAGGAAAATAATCCTTTATAATCTGAGTATCCGAAATTTCAACGATATGACCACCTGTCTCATCGTATTCGTTATATGCATATATTGTCATTTCGCTTTCCAATCATTACCATAAATGTCGATCAACGAACGTTTACCGTTAGCATATTGAATGCAATGGGTATTCGTATGATCACCCAGACCGCGTTCATATTCGAGACGCGCAGTAGATTTACCTACTTGATATACACCCTTCTCAATTCGAGCACTATGAGTGTGGCCGATAACCATTTTGTAGGTGGTCTTAGATAATGCACGCGCACTACCACGACTACCATTAGTACCGACATCACCATGCTGTGAATAATCAATACCGTTCAATAAAAATGGTGTATTTCGATCAAGAAATTTATATGCACATTTCAGATATTTAGATATATAAATTTCCAAAGGATCGGTTGTTTTGTCACTCAGAACATTTTTATATTGTTCATATAAAAGTTCGTAAGCAATCAATGCATTAGTTGGGTCTTTTTTAGGGTCAACCTCGCGCAACCAGCGGTTTAAATGATCATTATGATTACTCGGTACAATAAGATTTGTCGAACCTTTTGGAGTAGTATCATTGATATGTCGCACCACTTCATCCAACTCTCTTCGATAATCATTATTACCTTGATGGAATTTCTTAAATTGAATTAGATCATTGTTCCAATGGTGATGTGATCCCGCATATCCATCTAACACATCATGTCTGACTATGAATTTTGGCTTCAATGTTTTAACAATAGATTCATCACCCGTATATGTCGCAACCTTAACATTCGGAGCCATAAATTTAACATGCTCATCACCAGTCGTTAATGCAACGATTGGTTGATTGGGAATGATTTTTTCAGTTGTATAATGAGTATCCAGATCATAGAAATTTCCATTACTATGCGCATTCAATTGACGTATGAATGCATGACCCTTATAAACTTCAACAACCAATGCACCAATGACATGATTGAATTCAGCCTTCGCACCATCTTTAGTTCGACTATAATTTTTAATAGTACATGCGCCAGTTGTGTACATTCGTTTAGGCTTTTTACCACCCGGCGTAGCAACCGGATTCATTGCCTGTTGTGTGTGGCCATAAATTGTCCAACTACTTGCACCAATACCTTCCAATCCAGATAAAGGATTGACAGCGGTCGCACTAATTTTTTCAGGTCGAATCATTACATTCCCACCCAATGATAATTTATTATCCACTAAGTAATTTTCAATATCACGATCCCACCATTTTTTATATTCATCTGAAGCTGTGAATAGTGAAATATTTTTGTAATGAATCGGAACAACTATCAATTTAGCATCGTGATGTGCGCAATATTTTTTTAGATTGTCAACAAATCCCTTGTGTATTTTGGTATTATTTTGTGCAGCGGTAATTACATATTTTACAGATTTTTCTTCTTTCAATGACTGTAGATATTCTGTTGAAATATCAGGTTCAGATTCTTTCAATAATGCTTTTTTTGATTTAGTTTTACAGACTGAACATTTAAATCTTTGATTTCCCCTTTCGTCTTTTCCATTAAGCTGCATTTTTTTACCGCAATGCATAGGTCTTTTTTTTCTACTCATATTTTTTTATGCTCGTTTTTCTTTTATGTGCAACTTTCACACTCTTCCACATCGGAAGATTTTAATTGTTTTAAATAATATAATGTTTTGACCCCAATATTAAATGCGTAAATATGCAATTTCATCAATTCATTATACGAATCTGGTCTCTCGAAATAAGTATCTATAGATTGTGCCTGATCAAGATATATTTGTCTAATTCCAGCTAATTCTATTAATTTATATTGATCACAATCAAATGCTTTTTTATAGTACATATTGTTTTGACGAAAATTCGGGACCAGTGATACAACATTTCTAGTACCCTCATCTTTGTACAAATAATTGACGACAGGTAATATCGATTCAGTTGCATTAATTGCCTTTCCGCTTGTCGCAGTTGGTGCAATGGCCATAGATAAAGCATTGCGCATACCATGGCGCTTAATTCGTTCACCGAGTGCATCCCATTTGGCCATATCGGGTTTATATTCAGTTAATGCTAGTGCTGATTTATTAGCCAAATGAACTGGTGTTATTCCTTCGGCCCATCGAGTCTCACTGAATTTTGCAAACGCACCACGCTCCATGGCTAATATATTTGATGTACTATAAATTCTATAACTTAGATCATCAAATAATTCATGCGTGAATTCCAATGCTTCTTGTGTATCGATCACAATTTTTTCAGATGCTAATAAATTAGTGAAGTTACTGACCCCAATTCCCAAATAACGATAAAGTTGATTTGAATTCATACCCTCTTTCACTGGATAATTAGCGACATCAATTGTATTATCCATCACAGAAACTACGTTATATATCAGAGCATCTTTCTCATGATCTGATAGATAGTAATAATGCATTAGATTGATTGAAGATAAATTACATAATGCGATTTCACCAGCAACATATTTTTTACGAACTTGTCGTTCACCAGATTCGCGAACAATTAATTCTTCATCGATCACCATAGAGGGTAATGACGGTTCCAATATTTCGGTACATAAATTGGAACTGTTGATATAACGATTTGTCATGTTATGGGAATTTACATTTTCTTCATGAAACAAATATATATTCCCAGTTTCGGTGCGCTCTTTCATGATCTGAAAGAATAAATCTCGTGCTGGAATTTTCTTTTTTCTTATCCATGATTTGGATTCGTATTCGCGATATTTTTCTTCGAATGCTTCACCCGTTACTGAAAATAAATCTGGCACATCCTTGGGATCAAACAACGTAACATCTTCATCTTGCAACCATCGATCAATCAATATTTGATTTATTTTAACGGCATACTTTAATCCACGTGCGCGGGATTCTTCTGTACCACCATTCGATTTAAGAACAATCAAATCATGAAAATCGATATGCCACCATTGATAATATATGCAACATGATCCCGGTCTTTTACCACCCTGATTGAATGCTTTCATTGTTGATTCAACAATTTTTAAAAATGGAACTGGTCCAGAACTGTTACCTTGATTTCCTGTAATATAAGAACCCTTCGCACGCAAACGAGTGATATCGAGTGCAGTACCACCCTTAAACTTACTATATATTCCAAGGTTCTTATTAGTGTCCAAAATACTCACTGTATCGTCATCCATGGCGTTTAAAACGCAAGATGATAGCTGTGCATTGCCTGTACCGGAATTCAGTGTAATAGGCGTACCGTTCGTGTATGCGTGCGTCGAAAGATAGTTATATGTTTCAATTATCTTTTCAATACGATTTAATTTTTCCTTCCAATGAATAAACATCGCGACACGCAAATAGACATGTTGAGGTAATTCTAATTTTTTGGTTTTGCTGTAGTTCAAACAATATTTGTCATTGAATGTCACCAAACCTTTATATGTGAATTTCAGATCGCGAGTAGGATCAATATTACCATCAAGTTCGTTTAATTCTTCACTCGAATAAGAATCGTAAACCTCACGAGAATATATATTATGTTGAATAGCCTTTGACACCACATCAGTCAATGGTGGATAATCACCATTATCAATATGCCATGCCTCTTTATAAAGCTGCAACAAATACAATCTAGCTGCATGGTGTTCCCATTGTGGATACATCAGAGAAATTTTTGATGCAGCAGTGCGAATTAATTCTTCATAGACATCCGTGATTTTGATTTTGTTATATAACTTAATTTCAGTTGACGCAAATAAATCATCGGCAAAATACTTGTTACCGTCACACGCCCACATAACGACTTTTTTCATTTTACGTATGTTGTATGGTTCTTCTCTACCATCGCGCTTAATGATGATGATATTGGATGCTGCGATTGATTCTTCCTGTGTTAAATCAACTTCGTTATCCTTTTTAATTTGTGTCTGTAAATTGTCTAGCGTTATTTTATTTCTTTTCATACTTCGAATTTGCCTTCAGGTACATCGTTTTTTATAATTCCAACATTGTATGCGAGACCTTCACTTTCTTGTCCAGCAACATTATCTAGGTCAATATTTTTATACGTCTCAAACCACGTCACCGTATCAGACGGATTTAATTTATTAGAAAGAATATTTAATTTATTCATTCTATCATTTGCATAATAATTTACAAATTCTTCTAATACACCAGAAGTCAAACCGGGGATATGACCAAATGACATTAAATATTTTCCCCATTCAATCTCACTCTTAACAACATCATCGAAAATATTTTTGACCATGTTGTGATACCAATCACTTTTCATTATTTCCGAAAATCCTTCATCCTCATTTTTTGCAAGAATATTTAGTAGGCCACCGAAAACAGAAACATGCATATCTTCATCAAAATTAATTAATTTAATAATGCGAGTGAACCCTTGGATTGAATTTTTATATGCATCATTGATCATATATGTCACCAAAAAACTAACATAAAATTTGATACCTTCTAATGCAAAAATTCGAACTAATAATTCTAATATCATTTTCTTTGATATGTTAGTATCCATATGGTTTGAAATCTCGTAACAATTCGCATAGGATTCGATTTCTTCATCAATCCGCTGTTGTATTTCTGGATAGTCACCAATCTTATCAAACACAGCAGTTGCATCCGGATACATCTCCCTAACGATGTGAGAATATGATAGGGAATGAATTTGTTCGAAATATCCCTGAGTGCGGAATACAGCTTCCCATTCTGGGCTAGTAGTTATTGAACACAAAACAGTATCCAACCCACGAGATTGTGCAGAGTCCATTAACGTTTGGAACAATAAATTCTGTGTGAGTATTTCTTGAATATGCTTCGGTAGATCAGGATATTTAATTCTGTCTGTTACTAAACTTATTTCTTCTGGATTCCAGAAGGCATTTCTCATTCTTGATTCTATTTGTTTAGCAAATCGATATTTGTAAACATCATATCGTTGAAATCCAGAATATTCACCAAAGAATATTTTACGGCTACCAATGTCATCATTTAAAAACTTAGTATCAAGAATTGTCATTTATTTTTTCCAATTGTTAATTATATGTAGTGCTTTCAGACCAGAAAAGGTATTGATATTTATTAAATCATGAATTTGTTCCAGAGACAAATTTTCGTGTTCGGCTAGATCATTTATATCTTTAAATTTCAATTTATTTGTATTTTGCCAGATACAAAATTTTTCATTGGTATTTTTTATTATTTTGTTTATTGTTTGTTTGATAATTTGCGCATTTCTCGGCTCATTATCCCAGATATATGTCACATCATCAAAACCGGGATTATTTAAGCCAGCCGATCCGACAGCTATTGCATTAGGTAGAAACATGGAATCAATTGGACCTTCCACTATCTGCACATTTTTAGAAGGATCAACCCGATCTAATCCAAAAATATAATCTACACTTTCATCCACCTTCAAAGTTAAATATTTTGGCGATACCTGATCGCTAAATGATCTACCTTGAATGGCAATTAATTTTTTATCCTTATCACGATATGCTATAACTAATCGATCATGATCATGTTTAATATTTTCGAATTTCTCTTTATTCCAACTATTCACCCACGATTTAAAATTCTTCGCGTAATAAAAATATGAATAAAACTTTTTCGGAATTTTTCTTTTGATTAATAACTGGACCGCTTTATGATTCTCATCTAAATCTGATATTTTTTCCAATTGATCGACAACAGATGTTTCAGTGAAAATCATTTTCCTTGCAGGTGTGTAATCATAATCATCAATTTCTTTATGCTTATTCCTATCACCAAATTGTTCAACCAGATATGATTTGTAGATATCTTTAAAATAAGATTTGAGAAAATATTTTAATGACATGGAGATAGAACAATTCCAGCATTTAAACCACATTTCGGGTTTTTCATCATGAGGATAAATCCAACCCCTCGCCAGTCTTGAACTCTTTTTACTATCACCACAGACCGGACACCGAAAATTAAATCGATCACTATCAACCTTTCTGAATTTGTCCAGATGGAAAGATAAAACAGCTATATATTTTTTATCTAAGAAGATACTCATTCAATAATTGATTTAAATTTTTTCGGTATATGGATATGCAACATACCACATTTTTTGCATTCAGCATAATATTCATTATCCGATATTACTTCAGATTTACAACTAGCACATTTTAATAACAAACTAGTTTTTATTTTATTGTCATTATCAATTTGCGCGACGATCTTTTTTACTACCAAACTCATTGAATATTCCTATTATTTATTGAATATAAATATCAAATAACTATTAAAAAATTATTTATATGCTATTTTCTAAATTAAACGAAAACAATTTTCTACTCTACGCAAGTAAATGTTACGAGAGTAATGATCCAGTTGGTGTATCTGAACTTAACAAAGATATCAAAATTTTGGTGTATGTCAAAAAACTGTTAAAAAAATATATATCGACCGGCGAAATAAAAGAAAGATTGTTATTAAATCATATTATTATACTGAATAATGTGTTTGGTCCAACCGCGACCACAAGAATGTTATTTTTTTATTGCAATGTAGAAGTATACTCACCATTGAAAACCGTGTTAATATATTTAGAACTACTCCCAGAGCACATACCAGAAGTGGCTTTAGAGAATATTAAAACTGATGGCGCTCTAATCACGGCACTTCACAATTTATAAATATAGATACAACGAAAAATAAGGTAATCGTGCAATGAAATCGTACATTGAATTTATCAATGAAGTTAAATTAGTGGACGGTCATGCAGGAAGATGGAATTATGAACCTTCCGAGACTGATCAATTAAAACATCCATCATATAAAATAATTTCCAAAATGTTCAAACAAGACTTCGGAAAGGATTTGCATGATTTGGAAGATCGTGATGGAGAACTTGATTTTTCATCTATAGTAGATGATATTGTCAATAAATGGAAAAAGGTCGGTATGGATAAGGATAAACCGATATACAGTAAAAAAGGTCAATTCATCAAAGTTTCCAAAAGTGGAATGGGATATATCTGGTTAGTTAAATAATGAGATTTCAAGACAATTTAATATTTGAAGGTTCGGCATTGAATGCCTTTATCGCTATTAAATTCCTACAACTTATGACTAAACCATTTGCAGAATGGGAAGCATTCAAGCTGGGGTTAATCGATGGCGATGGCAAAAAATTAAAGAATGCTAAGACCGACGAAGAAAAAAAGAATATGACAATGTTCCATATTGTGGTTCGAAATATGAAACGTCTAATGGGGAAAATACCCGGCGGTAAAACTAAACTGGCTTCATATGCAGCAGGTCTTTGGCTAATCAAAGAAGAATATAATTTAGGTGAAAGTGATGTTAAATTGTGTCTTCAATATTTGATTGAATGCCTTGAAAAAAACAATCTTGAAATTGAATATCCAAATGTAATGGAGAACGTGACAACCCTTTTAGCACCAAATAAATATATCTTGGATGATAACACCATGCTAATCGTTCGAGAACAGAAAGCACCGATTGGGAACATCATGGGTATGGAGATTTATTCGGCTAAGAACCATATCACAGGTTTGGATGAATTTTTTACAGTAGAAAATATTAAACATTATGGGAAAAATAATGAATGAAGAAATGACAACCGCAAATGCACCAGTCCCAACAACTATGGGACCGAAAGGGAAAGCATTTGGTAAATCATATTTTGATTGTGATCAAAAAACATTTGATGGATGTTACCACGCTCGTTCGAAAGGTCAGCATTGGAAGACTTACTTAAACAAAAATCCCGAACTATCGAACGGGATTAAAACGTTTTTTGCTCAGAACAAGAAAGAGAATTCTGTGTTACTTCGCCATGGTAATTCATATTTGAACGTCAATCGATCTTCGACTAACGTAACAGGATACTTTTAAGTCATTTTATAAGCGGCTAATGCCTCATCCAGATCGCGCTTAAATCTGTATTTCGGATTGAGAGATGCATTTGCTTTCATCTTTGCTTCTTTAAGCGATGGAAAATTATCTGACCAATTAACCAATGTGAATTTACTGAATTTATCGCGAACTTTGATTTCCCATTTACTAGAAGAACGGGATGATCTACAAATACGAATCACTTCAATGTCATACATAAAATCACCACGAACTTCATATACATAGAGGTTCGATTCGTAGCCTTCCATTAAATCGACACGTTCAAATTTTAAGACACCTTCTGACATAATAGAAATCCTCTATTTAAGTAATTTACGGTCGGCACGAATGGACAATTCATTCTTGATCATTCGTTCATCATGCGAGAAATGATCCGATGGAAGTTTTTCAAATTCCCACAACAAAGTATCAGGATTGAATATCAATAATTCTTCGTTTGCGCATGATAAGAAGAAATTTAATTCATCATCGCTATATTTCGACCACTTTTCATCACGTACATTCATTTGCATTTCTCAATTGATGTACAGACAGATTATATCAAATTGGATATAGAGTCAAGTATTAATTATCATTCAATACTTCAGAATACTCTTCCATTATGGAAAAATCGATGGTCTTAAATGCGTCCATGGAAATATTATCAATATCACCTTCAAAATCATAAGCCAGTGTGATATGTGGAATGTATGAGTCATAATCCCACGCGGCGTCATGCTCATTCCTCAATTGGTGATGTCGTTTAACCAGATATGAAGATTCGATCATCAAAACCAGTGCACCACTTAAAATATCGAGTTTTTTAGGTATCGCCACACCACCGGCAATATAACCCAGAGCCTGATAATTATTTGTTAAGGGAGTGCGACTATAAGCAACAGTCGTATGTATCCGGAAGTTAATCGGATAGCCAATAGAAGTCATGTACTCTTGAAGCAATGCCTCAGTACGTTGAGAATAATGAACACCAACATATGTTCCCTGTTGGCGTTCATTGATATATGTCCTAAATGGGGTTAAATTCATTTAAACCTTTTTACCGTTTTCCTTTTCGCGATTTTCGCGTTTATGATCAGATCGAATCTTATTATATTCCATCTTTTCAAGAGCAGCACCAATGATATCGTATCCTTGATTTTTCGCAACACAAATAATTGATTGAACTAGATCACTATATGTTTCCGGTAAAAACGGATCGTCGTCATAATAGTCGATACCAAATCTTGTGATGTGGACACCAATACCAAAATGTTGCACATATATATTATTCTCAGGTGAACAGAAACCACCGATATCATCATCCCTCTCCGGTAATAACATGTCCAACCGCGCACCCAAATCCAATGTTCGAATAAGTGCATCTGCTAGTTCGACTTCACCCATCTTTCGAGTAGGTATCTTGTCATCCATTAAGTTCTTGCGTTCACCTTCGGTCGCTTCTGAAATTTCCGTTGATATCAATTGTATTTTCGTTAATAAACATTGATCTGGATCATCCCACCAACCAATATGACAGTTCCAAGCGTGTATTTGTTCTGCTAAATCATTTAAATCCATATTACATACCATTTTTTAAAAAAACAGATGGTATGTTATATGGACCAATAAATCAAATTATCTTAGATAACTCAATCGCACTTCTAATTTCAGTTGGATATCGTAAAACGGAATAATTAGTATATTCCAATGATTCGGAAAATACGAATGGTCTACCTTTCACACGACTCATAAATTCACCCGTTTTACCGAATATACCCACACCCTGAGACACCGATTTATGATAACCGGGATATCCATTAGGACATTTATTTGTTCCGATTAATGCGGCTTTACCGCTGGCATCCGAATAAATAATCGAATCTTGTTCAAATTCTTCACCCAATGCTAAAAGGTCTTTCTTCAATTTCCCAGTTTTTTTAATATCGAAAACTATGAAGGAATTTTCACCAACTTCGCGTTCATCTGATGAACCATAGTTCTCAATGTATGAACCTTTGATTTTGGTTACACTATAACCTTTGGCCAGTAGCTTATTGAGTAACTGGCGATTGCGTGCCTTGTTCTCAGCTTTCGTATATGGCACGCCAGTGTTACAATCGCGTGCACTACGGAATGCGGTTATCGTCCCATAATCAAATTGTTTCGATTGATTATAGAGACGACTTAATCCCGATTCACTTAAAATTTCACGATATTTTTTCATTCGATTCTTTCAACACACAAATCAATGTAATGATCATAACTGAAATTTGAAGCTCTACCCACTTCCAGATCATCAACACCGAACATTTCAAAAACGTCAACACTACTATATCTTTCGTACAATTCCTTTTCGGAATATACCTTTACAGTAGTATCAGGCACATACAGCTCATAATGTGTTACTTTAAACTTCTTCATTAGTTTTTCACCTCAACAGAATCATAGCAACAATTCATAGTGATGTCAATATAAATCTATTCTTTAAAGGCTTTAACCTTATCAGTAAATGGTACATTATTCGTAACCCACGTAAATAATTGAAGTTTTATTTTCGCATCCGATAAAGGTGGTTTTTTAGGATATTTAAATGTGAGATATTTGAAGTCTTTAATAATAACACGATCTTTACCCGGTTTTTCGCGCTTAGGACGGACCTTTAATTTATTCAATAAATCAAATCCCTGCGCCTCAACATTTTTCCGAATATTATTATCTGATTTATCTTTAGCATGACGATAATCTTTACCATCCGTTTCTTTGAACAGGATCGTATGCTTCTGATTATTCAAAATAACATATATACCACCATTGACAGCTTTAGGCGCTTTACCACCTAAAATATCCCACATGGTATTAGCTGCACCAATATGGGTATCTAATAAAATATCATCAGGCACGACACGTTCGCGTTCACGATTTTGTTTAACAGCGATGGAATAATCTGTTAGTACCCACACGACATGAATATTTTCAGCCTTATATCCAGCCGTAATTAGAGAAGGTAATACCTTACTGATGTCACTCATATCCTTTAGCGTGACATCGAACATTATATTCGGTAAAGTATTCGGATTTCTCATGTTCTGAAGCATTAAATCAAGAGTTTTATCTTTAATCTTAAATTTTCGAACATACTCATGCACAAATGCAACATTTTTGGGGTCTTTCAATGATAACCCCTTCAATTCCGGATGCTTTGACGTTAAATTGGCCAATTTAAGAAACGTTAGTTTCCATGCATCAACATCACGTACTTTAAAATCCGCGATATTGAGGAAATTTTTCGAGGCGAAACCTTTACCCGATCCTGCACCACCGGCAAGAAATACTACTTGACCGTATTTTTTCCCTTGATTGATATTGATCAATTTTTCGGTTAGAAGGTCTTCATTCAAAAATTCGTTATATTGTTTCACGTGAATTTTCCCATTTCCTTAATTGTTTTTCTATAATCCGTATGTAGAATGATGTTACCACCATTCGATTTAAATGCATTTGTGGCTTTGGTTCTATCATCGATTAACAAAGTAGTCGGTTTACCAAATTTACCTTTAGCCTTTGAATTCGGCACCAGAGTAACCGGAAGATTTCCAAACCACCGTTTTACCCATTTATGTTTTTGAGACTGAACTGATTTCGTATTGATCGATCCATAGGCAGACAATATTTGGATTGAGGGAAATAAATTTTTCGCCTCATTCGACATTTCTTTCGCACCAATCATCAACGGCAAATCAATAAAAAATTTATCATTTTCGAATACTTCTGATTTCAATCCTGATTCTTCAAATCCATCCGGACCCATATTCGTCGGAATGTGTTTACCAGTAGCCTGAAATACACCACGCTCAAAATCAGCCAATACACCATCTAAATCAAAATAACAAATTTCAATCATACTAAGGTCTCTGCGTATACATCAAGTACAATTTTCTTCGCTTTCACCATTTTATCAAACCTGATTTCATCAGTATCTTCTAGATATTTGTTGTCAAGAAATGCGTATGTACCTGTTTTAAAGTTCAATTTAATCAAACTGGTGTTAACCCTTGATCCATGTTCAGAAGCAACCCGATAAATTCCTTTCGGATTTATACTTTTAGATCGCAACCACGAAATATCATGCGAATCTAATTTATGTATGACCCATCCGAAAGCTGGATTGCTCTTATTGGAAAACCAACCGATCACTTCATGATTTTTCACACTTGGATGGTTAATTGGGGTCACTCTTCGGTTCGGTTCGCTGTATATCACGTTACTGCCAATTTTGGCATTTCGGATTAACTCAGCATTTCCCTCACTAATAAATTCGTTGTATGTTTTCATTTGAAATATTTATCCGAGTATTTGTCGCGACTATAAATGTCTGATTCATTTTCTTTGACAATCTTTTTCAATTTCGCAAAGAAAGTGATATAAGCTTTCAATATCTTGTTAGCATCTCCAGAAGTCTTTCGCATACTGGTTTTGACAGAACTCATAGCAAGGTGGCGTTCTTTCGGATTAACTGAAAGACTTCCACGATTATTTCTTGATTCGTATTTGTTTTCAGCCTTCAAATCGATTAAGAAAGAGTGAAACATGGGATCATTGTCCCGAATCTTGCTTGTTAACTCGTTCACATCACCAATCAAACCTAAACTGATACCAATTACAGGTGATCCAAACATATTACGTTTAGTGATGGAGAAAAATCCAAACGGGAACTTTTTCTTGAATTCGCGCTCTATTTCAAGCATCAATTCTTCATCAGTTGATATAGATTCATTAACCATAATAACACTAACTCCATTATCAGATGCATATTCATCAATAGTTTCTTTGTGTTCATTATATAATGAATCAGATATAATTACAACCCCACTTTCATTCAATTCTAAATTATTAATGTATCGTGAGAATGGTTTCAAATCTATACCAAAAGTTCTGGCAGTACGTGAAATGGAAAGGTCTTTTGCTTTACCTAATTTTAGTTGTTTTTTGTAAAATTCAGTAGCGGCATCCCAAGTTTTTTTGTCGATCTTTTTACCAATAGCCGTCAACAGTGCGCGATAAATTACAGGTGCTTCGACTTGAAGTTTTCGATTACTGGTCTTGAAGTTTTTCTTGCGCATAACGGTTTTTGAGACTAAATCAAATTCACTATTTCGCTTATCCCATTTCATGACAAACGGAATATTTAATTGACTCTGAAGATCAGTTAAAACCGCTTCGATATCAGGACGCATTTTCGGAAAATATGTGCTATATTTTCGATAGGCTTTGAGAAATATATCACGCAATTCTTCAATTTCAATTTCCCTACTATTTCGAACATCATTCACCCGATCCATAAAATGTCTAGTGAATACGATATCGACACCAATTTTGTCAAATAATTGATCTAATAAAGTTTCTAACTTGCGTAATTCTGCATTAGTTACTGACATGGTTCCTCATATAGTCGAATGCTAACTTGACATCACGTTTACTATCTAAACGCGAATTCAATAAATTGATAATTTTATCTAGATTACCTTTCGACCACTCAGTCTGAAGCTGCTTATTAGTGTCCATAGAAAGCGCACGATCCACAGCTTTGAATTGCGGATCGTGCGTAAGGTCTTCAGGTAGCGCGGCGAGAAGTTCTTTAAATGTCTTCATAAAAAATATTATTCTTTAAATAATATTTATACGCATCTATACTTTGAACGATGAAAACTTCTCGGTTTTTGATTTTCTCATATTGGATATATCCGCTTGATTTGCACCGGGTGGAGGTGGTTGAGGATTTTGTTCTATATCCAAATCAAACAACTTCATTTTAGCTTTATTACAACCAACCGTGAATTTTCTGTAATAATTCACATCATTATAACGATTCTTTAATTGTTTAAATGCTAATTGGCCAGCCATATCCATATCTTCACCACCAATAACACCCAAAAATAAATCAGCAGTTGCCGGTAGTCCAGCCGATTCAGACGTATTGGATAACGATAAATCAGACTTATCCCAACCATCGCGATTGGTTTGCGTAGCAGTCCACAGAGGCACGTTAAATTCAACAGCAAGGCCGCGAAGTTCTTCTGCTATGGATTTCACGTAATTATAAGAATTCTCTGAACTCTTTATTCGTGACGATGCACAAATATTCAAATAATCAACTATGACAATATCCGGAACAAAATTCTTTTTTGTTCGCAATTCGCGAAGTAAGAATCTGAAATGGCCAGCATGTGCCGATGATGTTGGATATTCTTTAATGATCAGCTTACCGGGACTCCTTTCCTTTATACGTTCGATCTTTTTCTCATAAACCACGCGAGACATTTCAGCCATCGAATCGAACGTAACATCCAATAAATTACAATCGATACGTTCACCAATTTTTTCCTCGGACATCTCCATGGTAATATACACGACATTCAAACCAGCTAAAAAATATTGTGCGGCAAAATGACATAACGTACCAGATTTAAATCCACCCGTTGCAGCCATTAAAACATTTAATGTTTTTCGCGTAACACCATTCTTTGTAATTTTATTTAATATGTCGATATCAAACGGAATGTGCTCAACATCATCATGAATGAAATTATATCGTTCAATCGCGTTTTCGATAAAGTCATGACCAATATTAGTATCAAAACTAACCGATAATGCTTTTTGTAGAATTTCCGGAATAGCAGTTTTCGTTAATGACGATTTTTCGTTATCATCTTCCGATATTTCAATTGCAGTAAATAAAGCAATTGAAAGCGCTCTTTCCTGACAAAATTCTTCTGTTGTATCAACTAACCAATTAAAATCAACCGATTCATTAGTCCCTTCAGACAGTGATAAAAATTTTAGTATGGATTCATAAGTATCTTGATCCATACCCTCGTATGACTCGGTATCAATCCTCAATGATGCATATGATGGTTTAGTATTATACTCAATAAAAAATTCATTGATTAATTCAAATATTATTCGAATCTTTTTATCTAAGAAATATTCAGATAATAAAAATGGTATTACTTTACGGGTATATGATTCATCATTGATTAAATTGTGTACGATTAATTCATCAGTCTCCAATGTCAAACCGCTCCGAAATTGCTTTAGAAATCATGTTTTGCAATTGTTGGAGACGTTCCGGTCGCTCTCGGTCGTATAAATAAAGTGATAATTGTACGACATATTCATTTGCGATTATACTCAGATTATCCGAAACCGAATGTTGTTCCAAGACCGAACAGATATCATCAATTTTTTCATTTAAAAAATTATTCATATCCTTTTTTTCTTGTTCTATAATCGATTCTCGTTCAACAATCATAGCTTTTATTTTTTCTTTGACCGCACCCGTAATCTCTTCAAGTTCGGGGCGCTTGAGAACCACACCACTGATGTTCTTAGAATTTTTGTGATTGGAAACATCAATAGATAAAGATGATCCATTGTGTTCAACAATAAATATTGATTCCGATATTTGAGATATTATTTTTAATTCATTTTGCTGCATTTTCAAAATCCTGTACTGTTAAGTTGTCGTCGATTTTATCCATAAAATTCTGGATAATATAATCCGGATTAGCCACATCACCAATTACATCAAAATCGACTTTTAGAATTTTATCTTTATTTTCTTCAAAGTCAATTTTGTGAATAATTATTCGTGTGGTATTTGAGATGAGAATATGAATTAAATCATTTTTATCGATCATAAATTCATATTCAAATCCATCCATTCTAGCCATCGTCTTCAACCATGTCTTCTTCAACCATAGCGCTTCCCGACAGATCAGAACCATAGCAAAATATTTTTTTACAATTCGCATCTATTTGATCTAATATTTCATCAGTGAAATAATTAGCCGGTTTATTTTCGATATGTTTTCGGAATTTTGTTGTACCATCCGGTAATTTAATTTTTGTTGATATCTTTTCAAAGATACCAGCTTCAATCGCTATATCAACCAGACCAAAATATTTGTCTAGACCAGTTTCATAAAATAATCGGGTTTGAACTTTTTTCTGTTCAATCGTCAATCGACCTTTTTGAAGTAATGCGGTAATCAGTGCACCAATAACATCTGTACCATCTTTTTCTTTAGCCTTCTTCAGAAATACAACCGAAGATGCAGCATAGGTTAAACCAGCACCACCACCCATCACCGTTTGGCTGTACATTGATTGAGTTTCATAGACATGATTAGTTAACAACATCGGAACATTCAGCTTGCCACATTTCAATGTCAAAACTCGGAAGGCACCACGAATTAATTTAGATCGAGTCATATCTAATTTTTCCGCACCGCTTGACATATCTTCAACTTCTTTCGTTGTGGACAAGTTGCCAAGTGAATCCAGAATAATTAAAAGATGAGGTTCTTCGCGCTCTTTCTCGGTCGTATCAGCTTCATATTGTTCAATGACCTTCACCGCCTGATGTCGATATTCCTGAACAGTTGCAACCGATATAATAGCCATGCGTTCAGGATCAATACCACGAGATTTTACTACTTCAGAATCTATCGCAGATTCCGACTCAAAATAAATAACGACATTATTAGGGTCTTTGTCAAGAAAGGATTTAACAATTTGCAATGCGTAGTAAGTTTTTCCCACACCAGATTCACCAGCAATGGCCGATATTTTATTTGAGGGAATACCACCATAAATTGAACCAGACAATAATGCATTTAATGCATACGATCCAGTATCTATAAAACCGGCATTATCACCAACCACGCCATCAATAACTAAATTAGCGAAATCATTATTAGTAGATTTCATTAAAGATTCGATTAAACTCATTAAAGTGCACCACGCTGTATTATTGCTAATTTAGAAAATACTTTTCCCAAAGGACTAGTTCTAGGCATCGATTCAATTTCATCAAATGAAATTCTTGCGCCACATGGCATCACCACAGTTTCTTCGTTTTCCAGAGATAGTGCCGCTGTGAAACCATTAATAACGACACCGAAATTTTCCGAAAGAAGTCTTACTTTTTTAATATACATTTATTATTACCTACTTATTTATATAGTTGTTCGGCCCATTCTAACGGATGAATATTTAAAACCGAGTTACCGCGCAAACCAACTTCTTTGAAATATTTGGCTAAACGTTTATTCGTTTTGGACCAAACATTATTGAAGGGTGCTTTACGACATTGGAAATTGCCTTTCGACAAAGCTTCGTGTGCTACATCATCCGATGGATTTTTATTTAGGTGACGAATTAATTTATTCTTTTTATTTTTACTGCAAAGATTTTCATTTTTATAAATTGCGTAATGGCCTTTGCCTTTCATTGAAATCTTTCTACTCATTATTTTTGTATTGCCTCTTAATTTAAATTTGAGGCATTGTTATACAAAAATAATAAAAAATCAAATTATTATTATTTTATTCGAAGAATAATTTTTATTTAATTCGTGAGCGTAACCACGCGGATTGGTAACAAAGCGACAACCGTTAATTTTAGTATCAATTGACGCATGTGTGTGGCCAAATAACCAGAGATTTGCATGATGAAAATGATATTGAAATCCAGAAGAAAAATAATAATCATTGTTGGAACATGATTTATATTCGTCTGGACATAAATAAGGGTCAGGGCCAAAATGTGTAACGACTACATTTTTTTCCGATTTTTTATTTTCTAATTCTTCACGAATAAAATCTTTTGATCTGGAATTTAATTCACAAAGAAAATTATAATTAAATGGTAGATTTCCCAGTCTGATGTAATTTCCATCATTGATACTCGCAAAACTTGCATAGGATGGAGATGACCATAGAGTTGCACCGATGAAATTCACACCACCAATTTTTATACTCTTGTGATTCAGGAAATGAAAATTATTATATCGTTTATCCATTTGATTCAAAATGGATATAACCGTTAAAAAATCCGCACCATAAAATTCATGATTACCGGCGACCATAATAACGTGTTTAAATTTTTGAAGTGCAATCTCTATGTATTTTTCGAACCACAATATCCTTATGTCGGTATTTAGAGACATGATATCCCCGGCAAGAATTAACACCTCACCATCTTGTTCGGGGAATATTTTTTCATCATAAATAAAAAATTCATGATGAATGTCACTCATTAATGAAATATCCATTAATGTCTTACCGGCGAAATAATTTCCTCTGAGTAAGTTTGGCTTCTTTCAGCTACATCTATCATATTTTGACAAAAATTCTTATCATCCAACATGAGTGTTATGCCATAAAGAATTTTTTTATAAGATTCAGGTGAATCTTCATCATACATTAATTTAAAGGTATTACTTAGATTGTGAAGTGATAAGGTTGTACTTTCAGTTAAAAATTCTAATTCTTGCTGATTAAACTTCTTTGTCATTTAGCCCACACCTATATTATTAATAATTATTAGATGGTGTTTGGGTAATAAGGAACACCAGACCGAAGTCTCAAACCCCCAGATTTCAATTACGCAGCTAGTGCGAAATCTCCGTCATAAAGTGCATCATTTGCATTTATTGTTTTTTTGATTTTTTATATGAATCTACATACATTGTCCACATATTTTCGCATCGACATCGATTCCAAGTCATCCCCATCAGAAACATTCGAACCCTGTACCCTGATGCACATTTACTGTACATTTTTCGCCATCTAGAAAGGCTAGGCAGCACTCGTGCATAAGTGCATCTTTCGATCATTTGACATGAGTCAAACGTTTCTGGTGGAGATGGCGGGATTCGAACCCGCGTCTATCAACCTATCATCCGCTTCATACAATGATAAAACTATTTTACATTACTATTTATAAACGGTCAATCGTGCATAATTCTTATTTTCATATTATCCGTATCAATGTTTAATCGTGTGAATACAGGAAATTTTTTAACTGCATCATCCACACGAATTAATAATTTTTCACCCTTCTCCCTAGTGACAGTTGCTAAATGTGATAATTTTCCACCACGTTCAGTAATAATTACATCTGCATTCTTTGTTGCTAATTCAAATTCAACTCCAGCATGTGGAATCACTACACAGGATATATTCCTTGATTTCTTTCGTTCAAAAGAACTAATATGACTATTTGACCAAACTCCATTCTTTAATGGTGGATCATATTCATAAACCATAGCATTGAAATCACTACTTCGAAATTTGTTTGACAGAATAACAAAATCAAAAGAAATTAAATCGTGATATTCATCCTTTATTTTCTGCTCTGCTTCAAATAGTGCAGATGCTTCGAATGAATCAAACTCCCGATAGGCACTCGAATAATCCAGACCAGCACCCAGCATCACATCAGTGTGGAATGGATTATCATTATACATTTTGATACCTGACATCGAAAACGGTCGATATGGTGGAAGCAATGGTGTAATTGCTGGCGACTTGCCAAACACATACCACAGCAAAGCACGCTTAGGAAATTTCAGTGTACACAAATCGTAAGATAATTCCATCCACCCGCATTCACTATCTTTATCGGCGTAATCACGAATATCTTTTTTCAATTCTACCAGCGCGGCTTCCATTTGGGTTTCTCCTTAGTTGTTGTTAAATCAGATAAAGCTTCTTCACTAGCAAGATACTCATTAAGTTCTGGATTAGCTTTAATATATTTTTTAACGTATTTCGTGAATGGTCCTTCGATCAAACCCAACTCAATTAACAATCGACTGGATTTCTCAATATGCGCAATTACAGCAAAATGAACTAATAAATCTTTTGAACTCATAATATTATATCCCATCCATTGCGGCTTTAATTAATTTTTAGGAGAAAATGAAAGATCGTTATTCGGACAAAATCGAAATTCCATATCACTCTTTGTGTAAGGTCCAGTGCAATATTTTCCGTAGATCATATTTTTTTCGTCATCGACCCTAGTGACACAAACAATTTCACCATTGTGTGCATCGAACAAAGTTTCCGTCTTCTTAATCATATTACTGAGTTTCATATCATTTCCTGAAAATTGGAACAGCGACAACTTCCAGATCACACTTGATACAGTTAAGAAGTATGTCACCGTCTTCATTTTTATCATCGGGATCAACCGGATTAACAGTCTTGCATCGAGTACATCTAAATGCAGATGATGATGGTGCTTTCAGATTTGCCGCATATTCAACGGCATCACGCTTTTGTTTGAACCTGTCAACTCCAGAGATTGGAGTACCGGAAGGATCACACACCTCCCATTTATTATCAGGTTCGGATAGTGAGATGATTCCTTCAATCTTATAACTATTCTTGAAAGAATATGCACCTTTATATAGTTTTTTAGTTTTCATAACAGTCCTCTATCTATAGGTGCATTATATCAGAATCAATATATCATGTCAATCACTCATTTGTTCTTTACAGACGGATTTCCAGACATTTTCGATAATTCTTTGTGATATCTGGTCAGGAAAATAGTGATGATCGGCATGATCGTGTTCAACTAACCGATTATCTTTATCCCACAATCCAAAATCATTTCGAATTGATCTACCAGTTGTATGATGTAACATAATCAATTCGTCAAAATTCATTTCACGTATGTGAGCTTTATCATCATCACTTAATTGTTGCAATATATAATCGTGAATTTCTTGTTCGGTTAAAAACGATCCGTCTGGATGACGTACATTATTTTCATTTGTCATAATTATTGCCCAATAAAAAGGGAGATAATAATATCTCCCTTTAATTTAATAGTCAAAAATTGTTAAGTTTATTTTTCGCTATTAGCACGCACTTCGGCAAATGTATATTCCTTAACCACTTCACCATTTTCAAACACAGTTTCGAGAATATTCGAAAGATCAGTTGATTCATTTACAGTAAAATATGTATCATTTTTCTTCACGAGAGCTAATCGACCCGGCTTCGATTTTTTACCTTGATCGGTAACAGGGTCTTTCGATACATTAATCCACTCACCATCGATTTCCATCGCGGAACATTTCATCGCCCACTGTTGAGTATCACGATCCATCCCTTGCAGTAATGCACCACCCATTCCAAATGCGAAATTGTCAGCAGAGAATCCCTTACTGACTGCCATGGATAGAATCGCATCGATAGTGCTATAATTAATACCATCACCTTGAATCAGACGAACGTGTTTTAAAACCTTAAATCCTTTATCATTAACATCTGATCCAAATTTATCATCGAGAATATCCAGCAATCTTCGATTTACGGCAACAGGATCACCAGAGTCAGGACGGATAACAACAGTCGCACCAGAATCGATCACTTCTTGTCGAAGTTCTCCACCCCAGATATTTTCAACGGCATTATATATGTCATATGAATCTGATACGCAAGCAAATATTCCATTTGGTCCATACACTTCGAGCATATTTCGATAGGCTTTGGTTTCGTTTTCGCGGCCACCATACATCATAGTCGAGTGTTCGGATGCTGGAATCGAAAAGCCAGCAACTTCATCGGTATTGTAATTCCGCATGATGAATTGTAATGCAGACACAGTATCAGTACCCATGAAATTCACCAGATGTGCAGCACCACCAATTTCAGATGATTCGAATGATGATACACCACGAGCACCAAAATCGTGCAATTTGAAATAGATATCTTCCGGTGTTCCGGTTTCATTCAAATATTTCATAATCAGTTGTTTAATATTCCAACTAATTGTGGCAACGGTCGATCCATACCATATGGCACGCAGCAATCCGGTTTCGAGATATGAAGTTAGCCAATAACAATTGGGGTCAGTGTTCTCGATAGTAACCAAAGCATTACTAATCGGAACTACATTACCTTCCGGCACCGCTTTGATTCGAACAGGAAGTTTACCACCTAGTTCATTAACAATGTATTCCCAACCTTCGCGATTGAATGGTTCACCGTGAGCCAGTACAATCTTTTCAGCTTCATCGATATCCGCCATGGTCACACCTTTGGCCAGTTCTTTGATATAAGGCTGGATATTGAACACCACAGTCTCATCATATGCGCCACCACGCGCTTCGGCGTAAGAAAAGACACCAGTAGTACCCTTGGGATACTGTGGCCAGTGAGAGAGCTTATACGAGTCTGTATTGAGTATGATATTTTTCATAATAGAAATCCTCTATTTTAATGTTACGAATAATGAAATTATTATTCGGTTATACCTAATGCTGTTTTTTCAGCTTTAGTTAATTTTGACAATGCTGATTTTTTCAATTTTTCCTGTTCCAATCGTTCCACGTCTTTAAGCGGAACAATTTCCATTTTTTTGATACTACCACCACCACCCCATTGCCAGAAACCATCCATCTGCACCGCATAATGAATAATGTCTTCAAGAGTACCTTCAAAAATTCCAAGAAATGGTTGATGGTGTGGTCCACCCATATCGCAATTGGGGTCTTCACCTCGAACTTCCCAGATTCCCTTTTCGCTTAAAAGATGTTGCTCAAGTAATCTTCGACCACTATAACTAACTTCAGTATAATGTGTATAATTTCTATCCATCTCACATACCCCCAGTCATGTTAAGAATGATATCAAGGTGATCTTCAAACATTACTTCACCCATCGAGAAAACTTCATTTAATGGAAACCACCTTGCATCCTTGGCGTCATCATTGGCTTGTATCCGAGGCAATGTTGTTGCGTCCAATTCAATCAAAAATGCATGTGTGAAAATACGTCCACGCTGTGATCGATTAGGCGCATCGAAAACTTTGGAGCGTTTAATATTTCGATCCAAAATGATTGGTTGAACCTTTATACGTGTTTCTTCTTTCAATTCACGCAATGCAGCTTGCCGTACTGTTTCTTTAGGATTTACGAATCCTCCCGGCAATGCCCACTGGCCAATAGCTGGTCTATCACCACGCTGAACTAATAATATGTGACCACTCTGAATAACGACTGCATCAGCGGTAACAAATGGTCCTGAACCCCACTTTTCTTTATATTCCTTTAACCACTGATATTCTTCTTGTAGTCTTCGAAAATCATCTGAAAGAGTCCAACCTTGAAGATAAAATTTCACGTGACTATTCAGAAATTCAAAATCATCAAATGATTTACCTTCAAATAAAGCCTGTCTGATATCAGTTGCATGAATTTCCATTTCAGATTCAACTTCATGAAATTTCCACCGTGGAAACATATCCAGATAAAATGAACTTTCATCTTTGTGGTGACCGACTAAAATTCTTTTTGGTGGATAATCAGTCCAGCCTTTCGGATCAGTTGAATTAACTTTGTTGTTTACGTCAACAATCCAGTTCTGGATATTATAGGTTTGATCGCGAACAGGTAAAATATCGCATGGAATATCGGGGAGCAATGATCTAAGCATCGACTTTCTTTCTTCGAATGAGAAAGGATTTTTTGGAGTTGATGGTTGTCCAACCGAACCAATTATAACAACTATTCGATCTGCTAATTTGGCAGCTTCGTCGAATACTTTGCGGTGACCACTATGTGGTATTTGGAATCTGCCTATGACAACAGCAGTGTCGAATTTTTTGTTCATTTAAGAAATCCTCTTAAAAATGAAGTGGGAAGTTTATTCCTCCCACTATTATTTATACACGATAATTTCTACAGTGTCAATCAACCCTTGTGAAATCTACGTAAAAAGTATCGTCAACATTAATAACTTCCTTTAAATTAGGATTATTAACTAACATCGTTAAATTAGCAGATGGTGTAAATTTCGCAAACGTATTATCTTCGTCCGATCCATTTTCATCATAAGGTTCATTTTTACAAACCGCTTCTAAAGTCAGGTGTTCCGATCCATCCGCGTATGGTTGAATGGCAATTACCCGCATTTTTGCTCTCATTAAAGGCATATTATCTCTCTATTGGTTATTTAAAATATTCAGATTGAATTAATTCGACATCATATGGAGTGATATCGCATGATTGATCTAATCCAAAGGTGAATTCAGCATCTTCTTTATCCTCAACCTGATTCGGATGATTCATCGCAAACAAGCCGTATAACGATAATTTAGTTTCGGATAGATCGACAAATGATTTTAAAAGATCACTAGTCTCGACTCTCGTAGATTCCACATTATTGTATTCACCAACGACTTGCGCATTCAAATCAATCCAAACCATCTCACGAGTTTTTAAATCAAATAATGCAGGAACAGCAACTTTGGATTCCGCACGAAGATCAATCTTTTGATCAACAGTTTTTGGTTGATATATATCACCACCTTCACCCATACCATTCCTAGTCATCCATCCGAAAAATGCTTCTTTATGTTCTTTGAATGTAGGACCACTGAATACATACACAGTCGATAACACATATCGAACACCTTGAAGTATTGCATCATCGATACGAACATCGATAAATTCAGATGCACCATTCGGTGCGCGAGTGATATCACCCGAATGGCATGAATAACTATTTCTCATTGCGGTATATGAATTCTGACCAACTAGTAACATATCAGCATTAAAAAATTGTACACTTAGATCGATATCCTGACCAACCCAATATATAAAGAAGCGTAAAACCTCTTTATCACCAAAAGGAACACGAGTACCACGCGTTAGATTCTTCAACGACTCAGATGCACTTCGCATACCGGATGGTATTGGACATCTTTTTAAACGGTCATCGATCCATACTGGTTTTAATTTATTTTCCACATTGGAACGGGATTGAATTTCTATCATACATTTATCATGTAGAGTCATCCAAGATTCCATTGCACCCAATCCGGATATCTTAATTGATTTCCCAACCGATCCTTTGGGAAGTACAATTCTCGAATCACGATCAGATGAGCGCATTCGCAAGTATCCCATAAACTGTAAAATTACTTTGGTGGAAACACCTTGCAATATTTCACGGAAAAAATCCAGATCAATTGTTAATCCCAAACGTTCGAGTCTACCGATTTCACGAATAGATTCCCCCGGTCTTTTGGACAACAGCTTTAACGCTTCAGATAATTGACCATCCGAAACTAATTTTTCATACTCTGAACGAATCGTGATCAATTTTTTATTACCACGAATTTTCTTCGCTATCTTATTACTCTTGACAGCAAATTTATATTCACCAATGTGTAACATATGGAATACACGAATCCACACATTTGAATAACGTGCGATATCATCATCATTAATAAATCGTTCAAGACATTTAACAACATCCTTTCGAGCTGGACGTGGCAAAGATTTAAATTTGGTATTCTCAGACAGTGAAGCATCACCACCCGAATAATGTGCTAAAACACGCAAGATATCAGTTGCAGTTTTCACAAAAGGAAAAATGCTCTTATTCTGATTGATCGCATAGGCACCAACGATTGCGATATTTTCTTTAAAGGGAATATGTAGATTATATATGGCACCCGACATAACATCGTTATCACGTATCATAAATTCAATCGCTTCACGCGCATGTGAGGTCAAAGAATCATTTGATGCTAGTAAAGTACCCAAAATTCCAAACAATTCACTTGGAAACATAAACCGCAATTGTCTAAATTCAACCTCTTCGAATGAATACTCACGAGGTAAATTCTCAGATGCTGGCATCCAATGACCACGCGTCCAATAATGGACGATAGCATTCATGTACAATTCCAGATATGATTTGTCCATTACCTCTTTAGGGAAACCCTGATACATAGGTTTATGAACGACATCCGCACCCAGACCTTTTTTCAAATAAGAAATAGTATTATTAATGGTATCGAGAATGTTTGATTTCGGCATACCGGATAAATACGTAAACGCATCTTCAGATAGAACATATCCGAGATTCATTAATTCCGCATTAAATGACGCCACTAATAATGTATTCTGATCCTTGAGAAAATCAGAAGAATTTTCGATCAGAATGGAATTTTGATATTGAATCGCGATTTCGTAATTATTCATAATATACATCCGTAAAAAATACTGGAGAGTTAATAGTCTCTTTTTAGTCAGCTTAAATGGCTGATGCTTCGCAGCATCGATGAAGGATGACTATTTATGGCCAGTAATACAAATAAAAAAGAGGAAAGTTATCAAGCTAGAGCACATTCAAAGTATTAGTTAGAAGGATGCTTGATTATAGCCTCTATTCAAAAAAAAAATAAAACGCACTGGAAAGTTGAAAAACTGTTTAGTAATGCCGCTGTTCTACCATTAAACTACCCCTCGTTAGTATCGAGAGGGAAGGATTCGAACCCCCGTTTGCGGCTCCGGTATCAAATAGAAGGATGTTTTTCTATAGCCGGTGCGTGATTGGTATTATGCATATTTAAATATTAATGTCAAATACTTTTTATTTAAATTGCAATTTTATTGGAGATGTCACGATATTTATTTTAGATGGTGGGTCAGGATGGATTCGAACCATCGATCAACGCGTTATGAGCGCGCTGCTTTAGACCGCTAAGCTACTGACCCTAATTTAAATAATCATTATTTACTTGAATATGATTGGGTATTTCACGATCTTCAATATCCAATTTATCCTGTAAATATTCCTGCCTTGACGTATCATATATAACAGGAATTTTTAATACAATTTTGTAATTAGGAAAAACATCATTTGGATTTAACTTCTTAATCCCATACCATTGATTTCCATCAAATATGAGAAAATATCCGGAAACACCTTTATGAATATCCTCACCATTTGCAGTGAATGATAACATAATTAATATTATTATAATAGTGATTTTCATATTAAAATTGGCACCCTCGACAGGATTCGAACCTGCATTTTCATCCAGTTATCTTACTCAACGTTCGTAGCGCTGGGGATTACGAGGGTATTAATTTGGTGGGACTGGTGGGACTCGAACCCACATGACCGAAGTCGCCAGATTTTAAGTCTGGTGCGTATACCTTTCCACCACAGTCCCGTTTATATATTTATATCATTTTGTTTTACTATATATGTATAATAATCGTTCTTGCTTAAAAATAAGATATTCAGCATAAGCATTCATAATCAAATCATTATAAACTTCTTTCCACTGATCACGAACCACCCTATGCATTAAGCTTACTTCTCAGATAATCATATGATCTATGATACTTTTCCAACCTTGCAAAATCCTTTTCCCTCAATCCCTTCATTCTGTGAATGTCGGAATTATGTCTAAGATCGGCCATTTTAACTTTCGTGGCATCTGGATTGGTTGCAATATTTTTAATGTAATCATCATAGGATTCATCATCGTGCGTCAATAAAATTAACGCGTCTAACACTCGGTCAGAGTACCCATATGCAGCTAGATCAGAAATTTCCCAATCGGTATCTTCAATCAAATCGTGTAACACTGCGATAATATTTAATTCAATATCATCTTTCGGCATTTCACGCATGACGAAAATACAATGCATGATATAGGGTACTCCACCCAGATCAGTTTTATTTTCGAAAGCTTCAGCGGCAATTTTAATGGCCTTGCCTAATAATTTATTAGGATTTCTTTTAACTGAAGCTTTCATAGTTCCTCATATTTAGGAGTATTATTTAATATATACAATATAGCATATCTTAAATAAAAAAACAATTATATTGGTCACATAAATATTAAATATTTCTTAGGAATATTTCAATATGAAAAAGATTATGATAACCGAAAAACAACGTCAAGAAGCTAGATTGATGGCAAGTGAAATGGGAGTTTTAAATAATAGCATAACCAAAGGTAAAGGTAATGTAATCGGATTCCTTGGAGAAATTATTGTTCGAGATAAATACAACGGAGAAAGTACCAATACTTATGATTATGATTTAACCATGGGAGGATTTCACGTTGATGTTAAAACTAAACAATGTACCAGTCAACCAAAATCTTATTATGAATGCAGTATTGCTGGATATAACACATCCCAAAAATGTGATGCTTATATATTCGTTAGGATATTAAAAGATTTAAGTGTCGGATGGATTTTAGGATTTAAAATAAAAAATCAATATTTTACGGAAAGTGTTTTTCATAAAAAGGGAGATAAAGACACTAGCAATAATTTTACATTTCATTGTGATAGTTACAATATGAAAATATCCGATCTGAATAAATTGTGACTAATCTTCAGTCACAATTTTTCGTATCAATTCCACAGAAATACCAGTCATATCAGAAATCGCGTATATAGTCATACCCGTTTCAAATAATTTAATCACTTTACTTTCTGACATTATTTCACCGTTCAATAAAGATTGACCGGCATCCAGAGTATCATCGACTAATTCATCTAATTCATCTATTACATCATCGATTAAATCAAACATACCTACCTCTTAATTGTTGTTAAATCTGTTTCTAAATCCGAACCACATTCGGTATCTTTAACTGGTATCAATAGCAACATACAAACGATAAATATTGCAGCCCATGATAAACCTGAAAGTGTGGTAGCCTCATTCATACTCATTATCATTCTCCACTAATTTCGTCTAAGAAAGTTCATATGTTCGGTTATATCTTTTTCCACGGCTTTCGATATTTTTATTTTACCAACCCAATCATCTGTTATACGCAATCTTTTTTGAATTAATTGCGCGTAATGAATTGCCGTAGTTAATTGATCGAAGGTTTCGCAAGATTTAATCACCTTACTTAATTTAACGTATAATTCACCGTTTTTCATATCTAGCCCATTTCTTTTGATATTTTATTTATTTTACATCATCCAATAAAAAAGGCAATATATCGATTAAATATATTGCCTTTAATTACTACTTATTCAACTAGATTTTATTTCAAGGGGAAATAAGACCAGTTAGTTTGACCAGCTTCATCCAACTCGACTACCGATGCCCAGTTTGGATTTGTATCTGAGTCATCTGCTAAATCTTCCAGATTACTATCAATACAACCAGCCAATGCAATCATGTTAGCGTTTTTCGACTCTTTACGAAACGATTTACCAATCATCAAAGCACGAACACCAATAGTCGGGATTGAAACGATTTCACCATTAACTTCGTAATTCGCAGTCGATTCCATATAAAATGGTGCTTTAGTTGATAATGTGCGTGCGTCAATTGAGACCAAAACATAATTGTTAGTTGCAAGATACTGTTCAACCGGCGCATATGGTTGACCACCAACTAAAAGAATCGGCACATCACCAGCTTTACCGCGACGTTCTTCGGGAATTTCGACAATAGTCAAATCCAATTCCATAAACATAGACAAAGCTTTAGCACTCACCAGACTACCACCATAAGAACCAATCGTTTGACCTTTCAATAAATTCAGATCAAGCGGTAATTGTTCTTTCGATGAAAACATGCCACCGACTTTATCCATCCATCCACTACTAGCTGGAGTTGGATTGTAGTCTTTAGGAATCAACATATGAACAGTTTCAGCATGACCACCGGCAATAATTTTCAATCGATTCTTATTGACCTTAGTTGGGTCTTGACGTGCGTAATAATGTAACACATCTTCCTGAACCCATCCGATACTATATTTCTTTGATCCCATACCACGTAAATTATCAATTGATCCTTTCGTGTTAAGAATTTCCAGAGAGCGATCAACTAATTGATCTGAGCAATAATGATCAATGTCATTGGCCATAGAAAAATAATTTCCAGTTGGACCACCCGTACCAAATTTAATTGGTTTTGCTGCAATCGCCATCGAACTAAAAATGGTAACCGCAATGAATAGTAAAAGTTTTTTCATAATATACCTCGTTTAAAACATTGGTTTTGAAGAAGATGAAGGTGACTTTTTAGCAGAGTCACTATCACCAGACATAATCCCTATCACTCCAGCACCGATAGCGAGTGCAAAAAGCATATAAGAAATAATTCGCATAACTTTCGTTGATTTAGATTCAGACATTGTTTACATTTCCTGATCAAGTTGCATGTCACGTGCGCTATTTTCAATTGAAATAATCGCACTGTTAAAATTGGAATCAATTTCGTTGAACGATTCCAGTGAAAGCATTTCTTCCAGTTCTTTGTGACCGGACGCACCGAGCAGAGCCATAGCTTCACCAGCAATATCAGCAAAACGATTCATGTCACGATATTCATTCACCTTGACCTTGAATTTTTTATTTGCTTCGGCACCTGCTTCCAAATTAGCACCCATCACTTCATATGCCGTTTCAACCTTTTTCAACATTTCAAGTTTCCGTTCATAAATCGGCTTTCCTTTATTTTCCGGATTAATACTTGATTTGAGTTGTTGAACTAAAGCACCCATTTTATTTCGAGCTTCGCGTGCTTGTTTCAGACGTTCAGAATTTTTAATGACCTGATTGTCAAGTTGATAAATGGCATTGTCTTTTGCCTCATTCATCATTTTCTTCAATGCTTCATTTTTGAATTTCTGGCGAATGTATGGGTCCATGTTTTTCAGCAGTCGGGTTAAATAGAATGCAGAAATGCCAGTCACACCCGTTAGAATAATTGCGAACATGCCAGTGATGATTTGCGCGGCGAACATTATGAATAACAATGATGTGCCAATAACCACACCACCGAATAATAAATTTCTCGGTGTATTCGTAATTTTTTTATTACGATACGATTCGATGTTGTGCATGGTTTGTTGGTTAGAATTCAAAATTGAATCAAATCCAACATTTGGTGATGCTGTAGAAGTTTGGGACATAATTAATTTCCTATTTTTTGGATTTTGTGGATTATACGCAAATGACAATAAATGTCAATCCCTATAGGGAATTATATATTATGTCAAAACCACATCCAAACTTCTTTTTACCGATTTTCATTAATTCAGAATACAACTCATATCGTCGGTTGTAATTATCTGGAGAGATGCAAGTATCAGACTCAGACCGTATACGCTCTAACTCTTCCGTGATTTCATCTTTAAATAGATACTTAGAAATCAAGATTAATGAATCTGTGTGATGATTACGATTCGTTAAATCCGCAACTTCACTGGCCAGTAATTTTAAACTCATGATTCTATCTCCTTCCAATTTGTATTGGCGAGTTTCCACATAATAGCTGTAATATTAGTCAAACGAATTACTTCATCATTAGTAATATCTGGAAACAGTTCATATAGTTTGACACGAGAATGCTCTAATTCATCCAGCATACTTTTTGGTACGGCTACCATAGTTTTCATAATTTATTCCACTCGATCAAAAATCTTGACTGGGATATCAGGAAACCGACTATCACTACTGTAAAGAAAATTACCACCAAACATCACCCATTTATCCGATTTATACAGATCGATTGGATATGCACGAAGCATTGGTTTACCTGTTGGATATTCTTCAACAATAATGAAATGAGGATCATCGGATTCGGATGGAAGGACATTTCCACGTTCGATCATGTCACCTGTTGCAATAACTCGATCAGCCTTTCCGGAAATTCCACCATTAGTGCAATCACCTAAACCGCTTCGGTAAACGTATGCCCCAATACCTCTTCTTTCTGTGTTCATTATAATCTTCTCCAATTAATTTATATAGAGAATATATCAGATTAAATATATTATTGCAAGCTTTAATAACGAAAAAAGCCAGCACGAAGCTGGCTTTTGAATGGAAGTCCCAGAAGGATTCGAACCTTCGAATGTCAGGTTCAAAACCTGATGCCTTGGACCGCTTGGCTATAGGACTATAAATTGGTCGGTCAGGGGAGATTCGAACTCCCGATGTCCTCGCCCCAAACGAGGTAACTTGCCAGACTAGAATACTGACCGATTGAAACTATTGTAACAATTCTTTATCTTTGCGAGGGTAGCACGAATTACCACCTTTCTGCGTTCCTGCAATCATCACACAAATATAATCCGAATTGTATGGTGCTGGATAAATATACATACGAAAGTTTTTACCATCCGCTTCCAGACTCAAGACCTGAGTTGGAATTTGCTCTCGTGAGGAATCACGCAGTGCACTAAATATTCCAGCTTGTGCAGTAAACGACACAACCAGCAAAGAAATTACTAAAAAAGTCTTTTTCATAAATCACCATATTATTTATTTGGAGCGGGTGACGAGAATCGAACTCGCCATGCTTTCGCGTCTGCTTGGAAGGCAGATTCAACACCTTGTTGACTCACCCGCGTAAAATAATAATTATACAGTAATTTATTTATTTATACAATTATGTATTTATCTTTTTATAATAATCAATAATTATGCATCCCAGAGCGGTAAGCCAGCAGAATGTCTCGTGAGCTTTTCACCAGCAGTTTCCAATAGTCGAGCGGCTAAACCAACTTCAATATCAGATTCAGGTTTCAAACCAATATAAAGCAAGGTCAAACATTTAAATCCATTATCAGCTTCTTCGTCATTTGCATTTGATAACTTCGCTAAATAGCTGTGTGCTGATTTCTTAAACTCTTTAAAATCACATGTCAATGTAGTCATAACAAAAAATCCTCTTCCATAGTTGAAAGAGGATTATATCGGTTTAGCTATGAAACGTCAAGCAATACCCAACTATCATAACCAATAGTCTTTATTCATATCCGCAATGTGTTTTTTTGATATACGAGTAAATACGCCTTTAAAAGAATCGAATATCATATCAATAAAATCGGTTAGAAAATGTTCAAGTAAACTAAATGGCCATATGGTTATCCAGTAAACAATTTTACTTTTGTTCTCAGTTGGTGATAGTCGCTCAATTATCTCATCCTTAGTAAGCTTTCTGACCTTTTCAATTCCCTGAATTTTAGTTATCATATCCGCACAGAATCGATCCCATCTAAACAATGCCCACCCGACACCAAAAGGAATATACAGGAATACTGACCATAATACTGTTTCAGTTGTTAAACCGAATAATATTTTAGTCGATATAATGAAAAGACCGATCATCACTAAGCTGAAAAAATCACGCTCTAGGTGAACAAGAAATAAAATAATGAAAAATGCGGCTATGAAAAACCACCACGAGGATAAAACTAATGTACTAAAAACTAATATACTTTCAAACATACCTTGCCTCTTTTATACTAAATTGATTAAACCTATTCGATTTGTCAATTCCGTATGACTCATTGATCCTCGATTTAAAACTTCGATGTTCAATGATTTGGCGATCCGCAATGCTTGACCAGTACCACCCCTTTCTAAACCATTCATTGTCCAACAGATAACAAAATCCACAGGACTATCCAGATTTTCACCTAAGATAATCATACTATTTCTACCATGCAATTTTTGCGCAATATATGAACAAGCATTCCAATTTGGATGAAATTTAGAAGCGTGCTCAAGTGCGGCATCAGTACATTTATAATGTGTGAATATCTCTTTGATCTTCGTGCTGTATTCAAATGCTTTATCTGCGCCATTAGCACCACCGGAACGAAGGGTAAAACCTCTTTCTTCCAGTTGCGCAGCAATTAGTTTAAATTCATCAAGAATTGGTTGTGGTGTGATTCGTGATCCAATACCAGCATAGTATTTCACATCGAATCCTCATCACAATACAATACGGATGAGGAATTTGTGTCTAGTTCATGACATGCGAAATATTCAGTATTAAGATAGCAATCAGGATTTTTCATTTTATCAATTGCAATAGGATGTTCGGAACACAACAAACGAGCTTCATCCTCATCTTCGGCATTCACAATAAATGCGGTGATCCAATCCCATTCACTTTTCGCGAAGCATTGATCATGTTTAGATTGATAAATTTGAAATAATTTCATAATATAAATATCCCACAAATTGGGGTGAAGCGGGGATTCGAACCCCAGAGCCGGAGTCACAATCCGACTTGATACCCTGATCTACTCCAACATAATTTGGTACGCAACCTCGGACTCGAACCGAGAAAGGTCTAGATTCTAAATCTAGTAGCTGTGCCAATTTGCATTAACCAGTCGCGCATAATTTGGTAGCGCATAGTGAACTCGAATCACTGACCTCCCGGTTATCAGCCGAGTGCTCTAACCAACTGAGCTAATGCGCTATAAATTTGGTAGCGGGTATCGGTAACGCTCCGATCTATCCAAGGTTATGAGCCTCGGTTGGTCACTGTGACCACCCGCGTTAAATTATTTTTACTGCATATCGACCTTTAATAGTCATAAATCGATAATGCGATTTTATTTTAGCAAATTCTTTTGCTGATATTTCATTTTTAAAATATATCATATTTATTTATACGTTTCAAGAATTTATTTCCAGAGTTTACATTTGGAATTTATAATTCGATATTGATCTTCAATTGGACCGACCAACTTACCCGAATAATAATGGATACATTGATCAATACAACGGCCAGACATCAATGGACAATATTTAGACGCCATTAATTCTTGACTTTCTTTTAAATTAGATTCTGCTTCAGATAAATTCATAATAATGGAGACCGCGACCGGATTTGAACCGACGATACCGGATTTGCAATCCGGCGCATTACCACTTTGCTACGCGGTCAATTTAGGTTTAAAATTAAATGTATACTTACTTCGTATTTCTTTCGGCATCCAAGGTACATCACCAAAAGATAAATACTTAATATCCGAAGCACCAAGAAGATTGCGGTCCTTAATAAATTCATCATTTTCAAAATCATACACCCAATTAGCATGATAAATCATTGGAGATGGTAGACCACCATAGATTCCACCTCCACTCGGTTTAACTTTCCATATCTTCTCTTCAATCTTGACAAATAAAACAAACGGTTTTGTTTTATTAATATTCCGTTTCGAAGTGGTGTGGTTATTTTCCACAACAGCACGAGAATGTCTATCCTTTGAAACAACAAATTCCCGAACCTTTGATCTTCCCGTTTCAGCGGAAGAGCCAAATGTAGTTAAAGTTCCAGCGGCGACACCACCTGTTATTTTTAAAAAATCTCTACGTTTCATTCTTCTTCATCCGATAATCGTTCAAGGTGACATTCAACAGGATTGTGACCTGAAATTGTCCAATCACAATATTCTTCTGTTGGGTCTATCTCAAGTGCTGCCATCAACATTGAAATGAGGTTTTGATCTTCACTGACTAATTCAATTTCATCAGTTTCAAGTGAACCGTAAATATCCGAATGCTTACCTAAAGCTTCACCGAAATATATTATTTCACCAATTGCTTTTTCAACATCGATAGGCTTAGCAAAAAATAACCCATCAAGAGTTCCCATTCTACCACAATCCCAATGGAATTTATATAACCCAATCATTTTATTTAACCTAAATTAATGAGAATAATAACCGATATAATTGCCCCAGCAACTACGAAAAGAATTGCTACAGCCTGTCGGTTGTCATATTCTTTCATTGCCTCTTCAGAAGTATCATAAACAATCTTGTCTGGGATTCGTCGTGTTAGAAAACCCCACAACATAACATCATCCTTATATTCGATGGATTCGATAGGTCGTCTCCATAATACCCTGAATAGGATTGTAACCACAACAATGATACCAAACATGAATAAAATCATCACGAGGTCCACACCAGCAATACGCCAGATCACCAATGCAATTGTAATTTTACCAACATCTGTATCTGAGAATTTTTCCGCGATATCAACGACACCCAGTAATGCATATTTGATTGCTTCACCAGTTTCTTTTCCGAGTGATCCAAATTCGGATAAAGTTTCCACCACACCATCTTTCGTAATAGTGGATGGTATAGATTCCTTCATTTTAGCTGCACTTAATGCTAATTCGGCAATCTGCGTTTCCGTCAAACCAGTCGTTGAAACCTCAGCACTAACATTAAATGTTATCAGCATCAAAAAAATAAATAAAATGTTTTTCATGATCATTCTCCAAATTTGGATTTAAGTCTAAGAAAGGTATTGTAATCGGCTTTGTTTTTTTCAACATATCGAACCCATTTAATACATTTGCATTCTAATTCCGTTTTTAATTGCCATAAACCGATAGTCGATGGATGGAATTTAAGCCAATTATTGAACATCGACTCAGTTCCACCCATTTCACCTTTCACTCCGATGAATTTCATACGAGCCTCATAATAGCAACCTTCTGGTGCTTCTTCTTCCTCAAATTGAGTGGCTTCTTTATCAAATATAATTGAATGAATGGGAGATATACTGTATAGCTTCAATAAATCATCGGAAGGTTTGATCGGTTGATCTTCATTAACAGACATATAAATACCCATCCATAATAAAATTGGTAGTTCCTAGAGGAATCGAGCCTCTGACTCCGATATGTAACAACGGTGTTTTGCCATTAAACTAAGGAACTAGGTTAAATTAAAGGACTTTAACAGCCCAACGTTTACCGGCA